CCTTATATCACCTTTGCCGTTATGTTTTTGCCCTCATGCTAACGGAACACGCTCAGGCGCGACCCCAATTCTCTATAAGCTATCTGCCGCTTCTCAAACTCTGCACAGACCTGCTTCACAGGCGTGATATAGATTTGACGGTTATCTTCAAATCCGGTCGGATATTATAAACGATGGCTGTTCATCTCACTCCATTTACTACTGCTCCTGTGTTCCAAAGATTCTATATTGCTATTCATTATCGGCTTTGCCGTCCTGTCTTACCGGGCGCTCATAATCTTTAGCTTCGTAGCACCATCATCTTTACATTCTCAATTATAGCATACTTGATTTCATTTGTCAAGTATTATTTTTGAAATTATTATTTATTTTTTCTAAGATTTCTTCCATTTGCACATTGGCTTTAGTCCAATGATATACGACTATCAGCATCCCAACTGCAACACCAGCCGCAAATGAACCTAAACAAGCTAACAGAATAATCATACACTAATAATCAATAAATTTTCCCAAACTCTTTACCCTACAAACTTACCTTACCTAATTAACTAATCCTGTTTTTCTTCATTATTAGTCAATGATTTCTTTGCTAGACGAGCTGATTTGAGCCGTTCTGCCGCAGCTTGCTTCTGTTCATCGGTCATCTCTCTTTTTCTAAATGGATTGTTGCCTAGGCGAAACGGATATAAATTGCAATCGTGGATAGTACAATTCTTTACTTCATAAGCCGAGCCACAGCTACATTCTAAGCAGTGCTGACGGATGGCTTTTAGTGGAGATTTTTCCATATTATCACCTCATTGATAATTGGTTCCGTTTATTATTATCTAATGCCTTATAAACGGTTTCCTTAAAATTTGGCCCCTACTTTATACACTCATAGGTGAATTGTGGTCAGTTAACGATTGATTTCTGAACGAATTGATTTTTGGCTCATACAATCATAACCCGCAATTTCAACTGTTTGTTTAAGTGTTAACTGAAATTGCTTTAACTGCGATCACTTTGGTACTGGCGCTCGGACTCGAACCGAGATTTTGCGGCAATCGACCGCTAAACTGTGTATAGGACAGCTGGCTTACCATTAACCGACACCAGCATATTTGAGCCTTTTATCGTCATGCTCAGGACTATATTTTAGGAGGTTCACAATGAAGAACTGTAATTGAGATTACCCAATCTCTCAACCACATCTGTATTATATCATATGAGTTGCTGTTTGTCAAGAATTATTTTTTATAGTTCTTGAAACATCTTTTCCCATTTTTCCATCCACAACATAACTGGAGTTGTATCGCCTGTTCTATAAGTTTCATATGCGATAGCACCACGCACGAATGTCATAATACTAGACTTTGTAACAAGACCGGTTGGGTCTGGCAATTCTGTTTTACCAGTTTCATATTGCTTCATGATAAAATCTGTAAGTTTCTCATCCATTATATCACACCAACTTTCATTTGTCAAGAACAAATTTTATTCATTTCAATAAATTTTTCACAAGCCCATCCATTTAGAACTGGTACTTCATCACAGTTGTAACCCCACAATCCAGTTTCACGGTCATAGCAATCTACATGACAAAGATAATCACCGATTTTGAAATAGGTATTAAGCATACGTTAATCCTCTACATAATATGTTTCACATACATCTTGTACATCATCTCTGTTCGATTTAATATCTAATGTTGCATATGTTGGATTTGCGCCTTCATATACAATTTTTAGTTTGCAGTCAATCCCAAGATTTTTCATCACAGACTGAATCTTCTGAAATGCCTTACCAAGCAATTCTTCCCTGAGCTGATATTCTTCCAATGTTTTCGCTACCATAATTTACTCCTTACCAATCAGCATTGATTATAATTTTATTGCCATCAATACGAGCTGATTCTATCAGCCGATAGACGCAATCCATATGCCACAAACCTTCAAAATCAGGTCGATTGACAAATTTGCTAAGCTCATCAACTTGTTTGTCGTTAAGTGACATATCTTTACCGTACATAGGTTGTGAATACGGTTGTCCTTTTACATATGGCTTATAATAACCAATAGATTCGAGAAATTCATACCACCAACTACCGCCACCATCAACTGTATCAACGGCTCGATATGTAACCAATTCACCGCAATGTGGACAATAAATTGGCTCTGCACGACTGATTCTAATGTCTAGCCCCATATATTATCATCTCCATTCATTTGATAATTGGATTATACCATATAAAATTAGATTTGTCAAGCATCTTTGATAAATTTATTTTCAATAGCAACCCACTTTTTAATCTGGTCATCTACTCGCACCCATTTGCCATAACAATTCAGGTTTGGGTCAAAATACCAGAGTCCATAATAGTTTAGATGCGCCTCGTTGGTAATATTGCTGAATGGATTATCATAACCAATCCAACCAAACAAACCCGTAACAAACTTTACATCAGAATCATTACCTACTGTAAATACCGCCAAATCGCCTAGTTCATCATGAACAGCCTGCACATTAAATTTGATTTCTGTCCCATCTTCTCTATAAAATCCAAGACAACTTCCTTCGCGCTTCTTTACATCTTCATACTGACACACATACTCATGGCAATGCGCCTCATACTCATCATCAAATTCTGCGCCGCAATATTCACATTTATAAATCATTGTTTCAATCATTTGAACAATTCCTCCATTTCTCTAGCATTGTATTTTCTATTCTTCACATCTTCAACTCGACTTTTGAATTTGCCCCAATCTGCACTACGGATATTATCGTCAATCAATTCACGAATAAAAATCTCATCCTTATATTTGCGCCGTTCGAGCCGTAAATCATGTAGCAACTTATATATCTTATATCCATCTCTTGCATTGTATGAATTGAACTCAATAGCATGAAGCACATCTTGAATTTTATTCTCTACTTCTTGCAGTTTATATTCGACCCATGTCGCCCTTGCTACAAGCTGGTCATGCAGGTCACAGAACGCGCCAATTTGCGCCAATGCTAAATCATAATTGACCAAATTTGAATTGTTAAACTGGTCGAAATCGACGGGTTTAGATGGTGCATCAATCTGTTGCACAAAATATCCAAGATTGCGCATTTGCTTTGGTAAATTAGCAAGCGCATTATCGGCTTTGGTTTTATCATTGAATTGAAATGACTCGCTTAATTCAGTTGTTGGAATCCATTGCCCTATGGCATTATGCATGAGATAGTATTTATTGTTATAGAGTACATACATGATTATCGTTTCTTTCTTTTAGATTTACGACGTTCGGCTCGATTTGGAGGAAATGAGACACCATTTGGATATAGATAATCCTTCAATGCTAAAGTAAAATCGTAGAAGGATATATCGTATGGTAAATTTAATTTGTCACACCATCTGTTCCACCATTCATCGAATCCTATAGTCCATGTGGCTGTTTCGTCATCGCCGAACGATTCCAAATATTCAAAAATCCTATCGTTCATTTAGCACCTCATCCAATCCAACAAAATACGGACACTTCTTCGTATCTTCGCAAATGTGCTTATCTTCACCAACTTGACATACCCAACTATGAAATTCCATATTCCCTTCTTGACGGCAGTTGCGGCATTCATATGGATAATTAGGCATTTCATTTACTATAATTTTCATCTATATGTCTTTCCTTTAACTTTTATAAAATGTGAAAATCTGCGGTATTTGGTTAAGATACCCAATAAGCAATAGAGATTATACCAGATATAATAATTGCAATAATTGGTAGCATAATCAATCCAAGCCAATTTCCATTTTCAAGTAACGTCACACCAAAAGCTAGTGTCGCAAACGCAAGAGTGACTAAAATCATTACAAGAAAAATCCATAATGTTCGCTTCAAAAATCTAATTATGTTATTCTTCATCTATATTTCTTTCCTTCTTCAATCAGCTTAGAAATTTCATCTGTGCATCTCAATACACGTTGTTTCCACATAAATTCACCCACATCTCGTTTTCTAAAAAAGTCGTACTTGCCAATAGAATCAAACAATAACACGATGTCCTGTTCGTCAATATCCAGACATATTGATCTATTAAATCCATCAAATTCAATTCCAATTCGATACGTCTTATCAATCATTTCGTTGGTTGGGTACATACAATATGTAATTCTTCCAGTTCGATTATGTAACTTGACATAATCTCCAGCATTAAATTGATACTTATTTGTATTCATATCTTAATCCTTTCCAATATACATAACATCATATTCAATATTGTCAATTGTGTGATTCAATTCTATATATTCCTTTCTCACATTTAGAATACCAGAATGTCAATTCACCAATTTTCGAGCCTTCTTTAAGAAATCCAAATCCACCAATCACCCAATTGACATTAACTGCACTAACTACATCCATTACAATTTTGATTTTGTTTGTAAAGCATTCTAGCATATCTGGTTCTGGATTACAATCTTCAAGATAATCAGCATATGCCCATATATCAATATTACTATGAGTATGCAAAAAGAAATATTGAGGTGCATTCATTCTCAACGTAGAATCAACTAAGAATCTACCAATCTCAATGTCATATTCATCATATACATATCCTACGCCAGAAATAGAAATGGGAACACCAGATGAAGCAGAAATTTCAACACTCATATATCAATACCTTCTTTCAAATTTCCCAATAGAATACGCGATATTGTTTCTTTATCTCTATCTGAGCAATCGCCAAATTGCATTACGGAACACCATAAAACAGGACGTTTAATTCTCCAGTTATTGCGTTTTGAATATATTACAACAAACTCAATCGGAATACGCTTATCCATTCTAACTTTGAATCCATTCCGTTCCACTTCTTTATCATCATGTTTCATATTAAAAATAAATTTGCCCATTGGCTCACCTACATATGCAACAGGCTTAATTCCATTACAATAGGCTTGAATATATTATAATTTTTTATATACCCAATCTTTATGTATCATATAGCCGCCCCAAATATCATAATCATCAGCAAGAAATTCAATCATAATCCACACCTCCTTTTCGATTTCACGGTTCAATTATACCATATTCATTTACTTTTGTCAAGAGAATATTTGCCCATTCTGCATTTTCATCTTCAGAGAGATAAAAGAACTTATGGTTAGCAATGTTTCCCCAATATTCCTGAGCCTCATGCCATTCACTATAGCCATATGCAGGATTATAGAAATATAAAATCGGCTTGTCTGTTACAAATTTACCACCATAGAATATATCCATTACAGCATTCTTTACTTCATCATATGCTTTTTTATCCTGCTTATCCAAATTTTCATTCCAGCCATCGTATCTATATGCCGATTTTACTTCTGTAGCTGACAGACCATCTTTCAGCATTGCGCTAAAATAACACTGAGCAACAGCCAGCTTGCCTTCATACGGCTCACCAGCGGCCTCACCACCTACTACACATTCAACAAACCATGTTTCATATTCAGTTAGATGAAACGGTGGCTCATAGGCGATAGTAGATTCTGATTCCTGTTCTTCAATCTGTGGTTCAGTTACTACAGTATCCATAACAACCACATCATTATCTTGTTGATATTCAATTTTGGTTGTATCAATTGGTTCACATTTAATCCATTTAACAACCGGTTCAGATTCGCGCCGTTCATCCATCATCGAATTGTATTCTTGAATCTGTGTATACACAAATCCGCCACAAGCTGTAAATCCAACTAATGCCAACCCAATTCCTGCAATCATATATCGAATTTCATTTTTCATTGTCGATTCTCCTTTTTCAATCTCTGCCTCTGTATATGTATATATCACATTTAATTCTATTTGTCAAGTACAATTTTCAATTTTCATTTTCTGAATAGGAATATTGATTTTCAATTTCTAACTTGTTTTTCATTTTCGAAAATCATTTTTCATTTTCTAGCCCGTGCATACATAGATATTTATATACATATCTATCTGCACATACATTTACATATTCATATGCAGATTCATCTGCATCATCATGCATATAAATGATGTAGATAGATGTATTTATAGATAATACGTGGCTTTGTGTCTATAAATATAAACGCCACATTTACTTTCATGCACATATCGGCAAACATATTAGCACCAAAGTCAATGTCATTCACATTTTTCATATGAATATATGTGAATATTCACACATTTTCCCAACAAGTTTATGTATTGATTTGCCGCTTTTTCTATTTAGACATATAGATATATACTATTATCATCAGTCTATTACATGCACACATTATTTTGTATAGATATAATGCTTGATTGTCAACTATGGCAGAATCGCCGCAATTAGCTGTATTGCACCATCTGCGTCTCACTATGCCAATTTCAACGCAATCTCATATACATACTAGACTCGGCGCAAAAGTCCGTTGTACGTCATCAGAGCCGCACCGCCGCGATTATATATAGGCATATATTACTGGGGAAAATCTGCATAACTTAATCCGCACACGCGCACATGAGAAAATCCAGCTCGATTTTTTGCGCGCTGAGCTATTATATAAACTGTATATTGCTGGGAAAATGTAAAAAATTGTAAGGTCACATATACGCGAGGATTTTTTGCATCGATTTATTGCTTCATTTGAATAAAGTGTATCTGGGAAAATATGATAATTGGAAACCACTGGCAATTTAGTTAAATGTCTCTAACTCATGGCCGACTTTCCCCTCCTCATAGGTGCTTCCCTAGGTCACTTTAATTATAGCAGATCGTGTGCCATATGTCAACAAAAAAATTTGTACAAAAATAAGCCACCCATTTTAGGCAACTTGTACAATGCCATTATGACGGTTCTGGCGGCTTTACACGGCGCGAACTGTGCCGGGGATATAGGGACATAGGGATATAAAAAAGCCCGCAGAACTTAATCCACGGGCCGGAGAAGGTCATATCGATCATAGGTGGCGGAAACAACCGCATCATCTAAAATGGACGGAGTGCCCATATCAGACACAATGCACGACACGTCGTCCCCCTCGAAGAAATCATGCCGGGGAGACTCAAACGTGAATTGACAACCGTTGCAATTTTCCACGGTGACAACATCGGTGTTATTGTCTATATTTTCCACGGAAACGCAGCGCGCCCCCATTGCATACAATTTGGCATCGCATACGTCGGAAATTTTAACGGGCTTATTTGATGCAGTAAACATGGATGCAATGATGCAGATAATGGCGATAATTGTTTTCATAATTTTGCTCCTTCCAAATTTTACAAATTAAAACAGTTTGATATATCGCATGGACACGGTAACATATTGCAAAGATACCGTATCAAATCGCCGTACTTCTTCCACTCCGTAGCTAGACGGGCAGGCATTGTAAAATTCTTTTATTTGTTTTTCAGTCATTGCATTTACTTTTTTCATGATGATTTTACTCCTTTTCATATTCTCAGCCGCTCAGCGTTTCACAACGAGCTTGTTGTAATATGCAACAATAGCATATTGGCAATCTTTCTTCGTGCGATATTTACTAAAGCAAAGAAGCGTCGAAAATTTATGGTTGTTTGCATTATAAACGCACCACCACACTTTCCCATCAATCGCAGTTCGTTTGGTTGGTATAAATTTGTCCATTTTATTTTGCTCCTTCCGGTTCTCAGCCACTCAGCGCCCCACTACGAGTTTTTGACGCGTTTCGCTTATTTATAATTTTATCGTCTTTTTAGTGTAAATGTTTAATTCTTCGACAACTGCATCTGGTGCGTGTTTATCCGAATTGTATTTTTCTGCTACCTTGTCCGCAACTTCTTTGTACTTGTATAGTCCTTCGATGTTGACATCTTCGCACCAGTAATCCCCAAATATACCAGTTAAAACGGCATAAACAACCATTAGAATTTCCTCCCTTTTTCTATTCTTGCGCCTTCAGCGCCCCTATACGGACTTTTTAGCGCATCGGCATATAGTTTAACGTTCCTTCTGTTTGCGGCGTGATGGGCTTGCTATGCCGTCTTAAGATAATTCAAACTTGACAAGCTCCACAGCGGCCGCGTGTAGCTGAGACGGCACGCTTGCGATATAGTCATATAGCTCCGCCGGGAGCAAATCACAACCTACCGCCATATATCCGGCGCGCTCCGTCCAACGTGTATAAATATGGCACTTGTCACAATGGCGGCAGTCTCCACCACATTTTTCCAATTTTCTTCCAGCCGTTTCTAACTGTTTGATCTGTTTTTTCGTCATGGTAAAATCCCCCTATCATTTAACATATTCAAAAGTCAATTTATCATAGTCATAAATCGTAACATATTTAACAGGAATTGACGCGATTTCAATATGTTTTACGTTGTGTAAGTAATTTTTTAGCGCCTTTTGACTGGAAAATTTTGTGGTAGTGAAAAGATATTCCCCGTTAACATAGCAACGGATTTTCCTATTTCTTTCCATGGTAAAATCCTCCTCTTATTTATAATTTTTTACAATAAATTCCATTGCTTCTTCTTCCGTGTCAAATATTTTGACTCTGTTTTCCCAATTTTTACAAGTGTAAGGATTTCCCGCCCACGCTATAAAATAAGTTTGTTTAACGCTTCTACAATGATCTTGTAACATTCCGATATATCCATTTTTTGTATGGATGTAATACGTGTCAAAATAAGCGTTCCCTTGTCTGTAAATCTTTTCCATGGTTATTCTCCTTTACAATTTCTAACACTCTGTACCCGCTCGACCACCTTGTAAAAAAGTGGCAGAATTTCCGGGCGCGGATACTTCATTTTGCAAAATTCCTTATACGTCGCAGGTTGGCAAGCGCAAGCCGCGATATAATCTACATCGCTGTCAATGTCATATCCTACGGAGTCGGCCAGACGTTGTAGGGATAATAATTTCTTATCCCAAAATTTTACAGTATGTTTCATTATGTTAACCTCCCAAAATTTTTTCAATGATAGCAGGAATCCAAAACAAGTTGGAAATTGCTACCAGACCACCTAAAAACTGGAGCGTCCAGTAAATGGGATTTAGACGCTTGCGTCTTTTCATTTCAAATAAGCTCCTTTTCATTGAATCCACAATGTTCTGCAAACATTTTTACAACTTGCGCCCGTGTATTGTACGGGTTTTCTTCGTCGAGTGTCGCCGCCTTATCTAGCAGACAGAATGCCGCATCCCGAAGCGCGGCAAGATATGCCGACTGGCTAGCAGACTGCATAAATGAGACAGGCGTTTTTTCGCCTGACATTTTAACGGTCGTCGTTTTCTCCGTATGATTTACAATAACAGAGACGGAAATTTTTGATACGTCGTTTTTCATTGTTAAAATCCTCCAAATTCTAAAAAAATGTTATGAAATGCCGCTTTTTTACGGAAAACGGCCTAGAAAACCGCGCGGAAATGTTTATCCGTAAAATTCTACGACATATACCGGAGCACCATTAGAAAGATACTCCCCAGCCGCTTGCACCGCCTCACGATTGCACCCCGTACCGCCGAAACCAGAAGTTACCATACCAGCAGCCCGGAACGCAGCTTCAGCCGCGGCGCTCCCTTTATCATATCCATAACCACCAGCTTTGCCCGAACCGTACGCCCATTTTTTTTCACCGTTGAACCATACACAAGCGTAAGCCGTAGATGCTGTTGCCCCGATTCTTAAATCGACTAATTCTGTCATTTTTTCTCCGTCAAAAGTAACTGCTTTGAAACCTTTGTAAAGATGCTTTGCTTCCTGGTCTCGAATATACGCGCTCATTTCTTCCTTCGGCTCGAAAGATTTTACAGTGATTTTCATGTTTTTTTGTTCCTCCTGTTTTTTTGTTTGTTTGTTTATCGTGTCTTCATTGTACTACTATTTTTCTTTTTGTCAATCGACATATTGTATAAAATTGATTGAATGTTTTTGTTTATTTTTTATAGTTTGGCGGGATTGCTCCCGCCTTGCTATTTACTGTCTATCAATCCATTCTTTAGCGGCTTTCTCGGTTTCTGTCTTGACTACAATTTTACCGCTTGCGTCTCGGATGTAATAGACGCTTTCAGATTCTTGGATCAAGAATCCCTTGTACTGTTCTTCCGTGGTGCTCACCTCCCTTGCATGGTTATATGATATCGCAGGGCACCAGAAAAGTCAATATACCAGCCATAAAAATATTGCACAAAAAAGCGCGGCTGATTTTATGCAAATTGACGAAGGATATGGACATAAAAATCCCGGCCAGCTATGACGGCCAGCCGGGAAAAACTATTATTTTTGTTTGCGCCAGATATTATAATCGCTTGCACTCATAATCTTGTAACCTCCGTCCACTTTAACAATCACTTGATCGCTTGTTGCTGCCTTGCTTGCATAATAACGGGATGCATACAAACCGGACTTCTGATCGTAACCCTTGCAATATGTCATTGTAATAACCTCCAGATAATGTATTATTGCCTTGTGGCTTGTTTATAATATAGCAGACTATGCGCCATTTGTCTATCGGCGTTTTGCATAAATTTTTTATAATGTTTTTTGTATATTTTGATATATGGTTATTATATATATTATATGTATATGCGATCAATTTACTACAATGTTATTGTAAGGCCACTGGAGCCGTTTTAAGTAGTTTTCAGGTCGAGCCGTGTTTTTATATGCCTGATCTTTTTATTCCGTTATACAGTTTTTATACAGTTTGATTATTCATTGTTTTGATAGTAAATAGCTATGATATACACTTAGAAAGTTAGAATATACTAGAATTACATAGATTATTGTATAGATATGATATGCATATACTACATATTTATTCATTCATTGCTTATTGGTACAGTGTCTTAATAGTTATATAGATATAATTATATCGATATTGATTATTGTATATTTTTATCGATATATTATATCGGTATAGATAGCGATATGTTGTACTGAATATAATAGTTGCAAAAGATTTACAATGTGTTATATACTGGTAACAGTATTTAAATATCGATATAATAGTATTGAATATAGTATCTTGTGCAGTGTATTAGATGTTATTGTATGTTATAGTAGTTGGTATGATATAGATAATGGGGTAAATGATAGTAAATAGGGTTTATTGCATGGGGTAAATATGGTTTACCAAAAAGCGTGTATCAGGTAACACGTACGCGAGTATCTAATTTTTTGCAGTCGATTTTGACAACAGAAATTTTAGACTATTCTAAAAATCCGGAAAAATCAGTCTATAATAATAGGAATCATTCCTATTATAGCCCGATACGCCGGCAAAGTGCTATTTTCAGGCGTTTTTTAAGATGGTAGCATTTTCCAGTACGGGGGCTAGGATATGGATGAAAAAGGTAGAAATGGAAGGAATTGGCATTTAGCACAACAAGCTACATACCATGTAATCACATCATAAATTCATATAACCCACGCATCACTATTTAGCAACAATTCACACAACCCGTAACAGATATTATTTTCCCCATCATAATAATTTACAATTTGTTAACAAATAGATGATTAGAATATGGTATAATTAGATGATGATAAAAAAGTTGTACAATCGCTGATACTAATATAATACGTTAGTATTATTATAGTGTCACGCAATGTACAAAAATTTTACATCAATGTACAAAAAAATAGAAAGGAAGAAAATATGCCAAGCAAACCAAAATACCTGCCATCCAACGAAGATAATAAATTAATTGACGCTCTTATCAAAATAGAAGGGCGCGAATTAAAATATCCAGAGTTATGCAAGGCGCTTGATATTCCAACCAAATCTGGCAACACTAAGATATCTCAACTAGATAAAGTTCGGAATTATTGCCAACTAGATACTCTAGAACATCCCACCCGTTATATTGTCCAAGAGGTCTATCCTGAAGCAGATGCCCTTATCAATGAGCTAGATAAAGATTCCTATCAAGCCGCATTTGAAGCCGCCCTTTATCAAATATTCCTAAAGACAAACTGCGCCACTATATATGCGTCAACCAGCAATTTGCTCAGGATGTTCCAAGAGGTTAATGATAATTTCAGCTATACATATAGCCAAGCCGTAGAAAATTCAGAGCATTATGGATATATGAGCTTAGTCAATGGCGTTGTTTATAATATCCTAGCTCAATGGACTAGGCGCAAATTGCTAACCATGAAAAATCGTTATGTTATAGACCTGAATAGAGGATATCGGCTCTATAAGCAGCGTCGCGACCCAGAGGGAAAAGAAACGTGGCTCGAAACATATGATGTGCCAGAAGATAGCATAGATCATCAGACCTGCTTATCCATCTATTCTAAAGCCGTCAATGAGATTATGCCGCCAAATTGGGGCAAGGTCATAGATAATAGGGTCTACAAGCCATATGTGTCAACAGAACAATATAAGGCGTTTGAAGCACGACTTGCACAATTAAACCAAGAGGCATTTGATGGTGAATATGTCAAAGTCAAAGAGGTTTATATCATCAAGCCAGCCACAAAGGAATGGATTGTCAGTCGGCTATTAGATGTCTATGAGCATTATCCTAGCTTTGAGAAAATCAATAAAGAAGCGTGTGCGAAGATTATTCAGACCAGCCAGCTTAGTTGTATTACAGGCAAACAGCGGCGCGAATTTGTTGACATCAATATGGACAATAAGCAAAGCGATAAACTCAAGGATTTAGTTGCTAGTGAAAAGTGTAATCAATAAAAAATCTGCCCCAATTTATTCCCTATATGTATAGGGTCTTTGGGGCAGATTTCATTTTATTCTACTGTATTACAAGTTGAACCTTCATCATAAATGAACGGTGGGTTGCCTGTGTTCACATATGTTAATCCATTGTACTCGTATTTTTGACCAGTACAAATTTTGGCGCTTCTCCAATTTGTCACAAATTGCTTATATTTACATCCTAGCGTCGTTTCTACACATTCAGGCCAATTTGCATTTTCTCTCAATTGCTTATATTCTGATTCAGCTCGTTTCACATCTTCACTAAATTTGCAGATGCGCCAAACTGGGACATTCTTTGCAATGCAACACTTTATAGGCATCAGCATCAATTAGTCGCATCATTATTCCTCCATATCTTTTACTGGATTACCATCTTTATCAGTAAGCACACACCAACGTTTTACATCTTTCCATGAAATATACTCCGCACAGCTCTCTGTTTCCCAACATTCTAATAGGTTATTGTAATAAGCAACAATAAAATCATCATCGTCATATGCACACAATCTATACGGATTTTCTTTCATTTGTAAAATATGATATGCCCCACTAACAGGCCAAGCTTTATCTTTAGACGGATACCACCCATCATCTTTAAGTGTTGGATAATGCCAAATCATTATCAACTCTCCTATTCTAAGTCTCAATAGTTGACGTATATCCACTTGCCATATTACCAAAATGCACCTTCATCATAATCTTCAAATCTCCTATTCCATGCTTCAGCGGCTTGTTCTTCCGTGTCGTAAATATATACACCACCCAAAATCCCGCCATCGCACTCATAGCTTGCAATCGGACATTCCGGGTTTTCCTCGTGAGCATGGTGAAGCATAAATCCAAGCCCACTATAGGGATGTTCTCTATATGTCTCATCATGCAGATTCCCTTCGTCATCGCACAAAACAATGCTAACTTTACCTCCGCAGAATGGGCATAGCTTCAACTTAGTCATCCTTCTTGTCCTCCTCTACACGCGACTTAAGCCATTCTTTGATTTGCATTGCGCAGGAGCAGCAAAGCTCGATATCGGGTGATTCCTCATGAAACGCGCTTCGTACATTTACATACGTCGCAGAGCTTGTGGGGTTTATTTCCGCCCCACAACGGTCACATACTCGTTTTGTTGCCATCTTTCTCATCCTCCATTTCAATCCTTCTTATCAAGTTTATTCATGTAATTTTCAATAATTTTATTAGCTTGGTTTGTTATATTAACCAATCCACCAAGCCCAACAACGATATTCCATTCATTTGTGCCAATTTGATAATAGTCATGTCCGGCACATTCGATTGGCTTGATTTCTACATAATCTTGATTGATATATTTCATTCAATCAATCCTTTCAACAATCAAACTCAAATACGATGCGCACATCATCCTCTGTGCCACCATCTGGAATAAGTCGCCTCAACCCTTCCATCGTTTCATTATAGAACCAATCCGCGCATTCTCTATAGGTGATTGGCGCAAAATAGCAAGCAGTATAATATTGTTTTGATTCGTCTCTTAGATATTCACCATTGATTAAATCAACCATTTCTGGCTCGGTCAATTTAACAATGTTGCATCCCCATATATCACCACTGTAAGAATTTGGTTGTTTACCCTTCATGATATAATCACGATATGTAGCTTCATCAACATAGCCGTATTTTCTATGCAGCTGTTCCCAATCATATTCGTGCAACTCTCTCAATGTAAGCCAAGAACCATAGCCATATTCATCACCAAACAACACATCATTTTTAGACATATCGTCAGGATAACCCTTTAGATTGGCAATAGGATTGAATCTTTCCCCGGTTCTACATCCAGCAAATCCTTCACCATTTCTAACTCCTGCAAGAATGGCAAACAAGTTATAATTGCGACTATCGTCAGGTTCGCTCATATATTCTTCCATAGCCCATTTCTTGTTTGAAGCTGGGTCATAATATGGATTCTTGAATACTTTAGCAGTTGACATTTCCCACACACCATTACGCCGCACTTCGGCAATCATGTTAATATCAGTTCCCATCTAATCAATCCTTTCTTCAGCAATTCCATCAGCCGTACTATAGCAAATATGCTTAATTCCCAATTCTTTTATATATTTCATACAAGCAGGACATGGACGCGCCATTGCTTTATTACCATTTGCATACTCACGATATACATACAGTGTTGATTTGCTAAAATCAATATCCAGATATTTTACTTTGCTCAATGCCCTGATTTCGGCATGGAGCGAATTTACCACGCCGCTTTGATTTGGGTCAAATTCACGCTCTGCATTAAGCCGCTTTTGCAACGGGCTTGTTTTGGTACTATTGCATCCAGTAGCCAGCAATACGCCCTTATAGTACAGAGCTGCGCCAAGGTGGTATCTTGGAAATTCAGATTCTTTGCTTGCCCTACAAGCCGATTCAATGCCGCGCTTAGTTCTCTGGTTCATCTGGTTCTTTGTGTTCCTCATCAAGCCAATCAATCCAGCATTCCGTACATGATTTGATAATGTCAGGACAATGATAATGAGGACATGGCTTTGACATATTTGTAATAGTTTGTTCTTTAGATTGGTTCATCAGCCATTCACGATTAGTCATTCGTTCACCTCACTTTTAATTAAATATTTGTGGCATTTGCAGATAATATCAATAGCTCTTTGAGCTGGAAAGAAATTAGCAGAATTATCGTCAAAAATACCATACTTCACAAAATTCGCTTCATCATCTGCTTCAGCTTTTTTAAATGCCTCAACCGCATCATCAAGTTTGATATAAATAGCCATTATTCATTCACCTCATATCCCAATTCAATCAACGTCATAATAGCATAATTAGCCATATCAAGCAATGTGTCCTCAATCTTTTCGTCTTTGACTTGGGCATCATGTGATACAGCAAGCGACATGAGCCGATTCATCTTATCACTAAGACGGGTTACTGCACTAATAATGCCGAGTTTTTTGTATGTATCACCAAACGAATCACCATAATCATGGCTCTTTGCTTTATATACTTGATTGAGCTTCTGGCAGATTGCATAATGACGTGCCACTTTTGGTTCAACGTGCAACTTTAGTTCATCTGGCTCTTTGTCGCAACATTTAGCCTCAATATTTTCACAAGCTGCTGGGTCAAGCTCTTTATACCAGTCATAGATTTTTTTAATTATTTGCTCATCCATATCTTCAAATGAGCATCCATAATCATCTGTATATTCCTTAACTTCTTTGTCATATTTTGGTTTTAGCTCACAATCAGCACATCTTTTATATCCGTCACAACATTTCTCAAGAGCATTAGCCATCATCTCAGTAGGCATTTCAACAGGCATATTCATTCATCCTTCCATCAATCATTCAACATGACATTTTCAATATTTTCATACATTGTCCAATCTTCATCGAGCTTGGCTTTAACTGGCTTGAATGGGCGATATTCAATTCCGTCTTTTTCTTCATACCGCCAGTCACAATCTAGGCAAGCCCATACATCAATAGGCGGCAATGTACAGATACAAGTATGGTAAATATCGCCACCACACTTTGGGCAAGTATAGATAATCATTTATTTATCCTCCTCATCTAGCGTTCTATTAGCTAACACAATTTCTTTTGCTTCTTCATATGTCAACACATCATCAAACGTATGACCAACATCTTCAATTATTGAGTCAAGAGCATATCCACCCCATCCATCACCAACATCAATACCGTCTGCATTGAATTTAAGAAATTTTCTAAATGTATCATACCATCCTAAACACCAGTCTCTATCACCGCATTGTTCGCAGTATAAGTCGTGTGGTGAGATATAAGCATCACTTGTATAATAACCGCCTAGATGGCTTTCATAAACATAAGCTCCCATAATTTATTCATCCTCCTCATTTTCATCACAATTTTCATCTACAAAATGGACATCTACATTGAAAATTTCTTTCAGAACATCAATAGCTTCTTTTGGCTCGATGCGGAAAAATTCTCTATCTGGGTTGACCCGCTCTTTGTCGAAATATTTATGGATATTATTTTCCAGCTCAAAGCAATCATCACTGAATACAAAACAATGAGCATGATATGGTTCTGGCAAGCTGCTTGAGCTAAGTTCACGCACTCTTAATGCAGGATTCAATCTTCTAGTGCAACCGAGCTTTACCAATCCGGGCAAGCTTGGTGAACTAATTACATATAGCCAACCAGCTTTGCTATGTGATTCACGATAAGCAATAGAATCGAGCCGCTTGTCAATACTAGCTAATTGAGATTTAATCCTATTACGCTCATCATCTGTTAGCGCTTTATCAAACGCAATATTCATTGCTTTCTTTTCTTCTAGCAACTTAGCGCGTTCTCTAGCAATATCAGCAAGCAACTGTTCTTGTTCTTTCAATCTGCGCTTTTCTTCACGAATTCGCGCCTTTTCTTCTTTCTGTTTAACCTTAATTGCTAAGTTGATATCTAGCATATCAAGTCGCGCCTTTACATATTCAGCATTGAGCGCCAATCCGACTTTATTTGCTTTAGACTGATAAGAATTAAATTTATTCTTAATCAATTCTTTGCTTTTAGCAATATTGCTTGTTGTCACAGATTTTTCTTTGCTGTCAATATATCCGGACATTGCATAGCACAAGCCTCTACCATACACGTCCTGCATTTCTTTGCCGCGCCTAGCAGAATCATTAAGGGTATATCCTTGCTCAATGCGATATAATCCAGTATTCACAGCGGATTCAATTTTGCTTTGTAGCTCATAGCGCCTATGCTCAATCTCATCTAGCGAATCCTGATAATATGGAATATTATAATCCTGCATTTCTTCAATGGTATGGATTTTGCCATTTAGAGCATTAAGGACGGATTGAGCTTCTTTTGCGGCGATTTCGGCACTTTCTGCTGATTTACGGCTTTTTTCTTCTTTTGTTTCAAGAGAATCAATTTCCTTATACAACTCTTGAATCTTAAAGTCTAGTAAATCGATATAATGCTCAAGTTCTTTCTTCTTCTTGTTCATCTTGAAAATCTCGAACACGCCTAGCCGCCTCCTTGCTAAAAATTTTATCTATATGCTTATCAAAATCCAATGGATTATTGCTCTTTGCTAAAATTTGCTTGGTGCTGGTATTATATAGCTCGAATTGCCCATTGCCGCAATCGTTGATAATCCAGCCTGTATCGCCATATTGGACTACGGCGTTAATTTTCTTTGTTCTTGGCATTTATTTCACCTCATGCTATGATTATATCATATCAATTTGCACTTGTCAAGTATAATTTTTTACAAATTGATTTTTCACATCAATTTAACTAATTATCTACGAATGTATATGAGTAGATAATTAGTTAAATTGTAATTATATATTATATACTAGATATTATAACATAGAAAATATGTAATGTCAATAGAAAAATTTTTTATTTTACTACTTGACAAAGTGATGAATATATGGTATAATATAGCAAATAAGTAAATACGTTAGTATTTACTTATACATTGTTTCTTTCTTTTGCTTCTTTTCTTTCTTAGAGAGTTATATATAAAAATAATACTTGACATATCTATCATAATATGATATAATAGCATTAAGCTCAAGGAGGTGGTAAGAAATTGTGGAGAGAAATGAGCTATAACTGGTATGTATCGGAAGATACAGAACCAGAAGTGTGGGATGATGAATATGAACCAACTGAGCGCGATTGGGTGCTTTGGATATATGGTAGTTCAGAGAATGAATTAGAGGTGATTTTTTGAGCCTGACATATAATGAGTTTATTCAAAACATATTAGATACTCGTGGGCGTTCTGGTGTTCCTGAAGGAGAATATAAAGAGCGACATCATATTGTACCGAAATGTATGGGTGGAAATGATGATGAATTAAATTTAATTGATTTATATGCAAGAGAACATTATGAAGTGCATAGATTGCTTGCTCAAGAAAATCCACATGATAAGGGACTACAGTTTGCTTGGTGGACGATGAGCCGATGCACAACTGTTAGAGGTAATGAAAGGTATGTGCAAACGCCAGAAGAATATGAAGAAGCAAGAATAGCATTTGTTTCTTGTATGAAAGGCGATAATAACCCTATGTGTCATCATGTCTTTACGGATGAAGAACGAAAGAAGTTAAGTGAGAGAGCTATTGAGATTTTTACTGGAAGAACACATAGCGAAGACACAAAGAAGAAAATGTCTGAAGCAAGCAAAAATAAACCAAAAAGTGAAGATCATAAGCAAGCCATTAAAGATGCTCGAAAGAGGTATTTTGATAATGGTGGTAAAACATGGTGCGATGGCAAGCATTTAAGTGACGAGCATAAAAAGAAAATTGGAGACGCTAACAGAGGAAGAAAACCAGTTGTTTGTAGACCGGTTAAATGTTTGGAAACTGGAGAAGTATTTGAATCTGTTACGGACGCGCACAAGAAAACTGGCTTGGGAGAAGAAACAATTAGGAGAAGCTGTAAATTTGAGCGTACCACAAAATTTAATTTATCATTTAGGTATATAACAGAAAAATAAATAATCAAGGAGGTGGCTGACTTGCCATTGACAGAGTTCTGTTATATACCTTCTGTGGCAACGGATGCTTTTTATACGCCAGAGGAACAAGTAATACATAATCGACTTGTCAAGCTATATGCCTTGAGAATGCGCGAGAAGGATGGTCAGAATCGAAAATGGCGTGTTTCATCAATTAACCGTGTTATCAAGAAGCATAAAGATGAACTTGTTGAGTTGCTGAGAAAATCGCTTGAAGACAACATTACAAGAGAACTTAATCCAGATGCGGTAACAGATAAGACAATTATTAACCTGTTTTGTTCTGAGTTGACTCGTAGCCTTGGCATTAAGACATTTGAGCGAAGTGACAAAATTATTATTGTCAATGTTTTCTTTTTCGAGGTATTAAACAGCATCATTCATAATGGATTCAATTACAATGGGGAGCATTATATTTTCTATTCATGTGGCGCTGGCATGATACGTACAAAGCGATTTATGGCTGTTCGTGAAAAAGATTATTTGGCGGTTGAACAAACCCTCATGTGTGGACTGACCATTGAATCAATCAATGCGCTGGGTGGCATGAATGAAAATAAACTATTGAGCTATAAGAGCCTTATGGCATCTGCAACAGATAGAATTACAGACTTTGACATAGACCGTTGCATTATAGTTGATGATTTCGAAATGCCAGTTATGGCTGAATCAGATTTCATTGATTATACGGATTATAGCATTACGCGCAAAACGTCTGAAACAATTATAGCCGAGACAGATGGCTGGGGTATGTGTTGTAAACCCGGATTCAAGACACAGATTGTTCGAGCTCCGTGGATAAAAGGGTTGGTATCTTATTTTGACTTCAGAGGATGGCTCAAAGAATATTGCCCCGCTGACGATTGGACTGTAACTGATATATATGGTAAAGAATGGAAGATTCTTGAGGACGATATTCAGTACATTCTAACGAAGTCAATGTTTAAGCTGCATAAGTTCTATCCATCTTGGCTTTGCTACAAGGCTAATTTTAAGAGTTATGGTTGTTATTTTGGATGCTGTAAAGTTGAGGAAGATTATATACCAAAGGCGCGAATCAATTATCAGATGCTTCAATCTCTAAGTGATATGACGGATAATGAGATTGAGCGGCTTATTGCCAAGACAGCAGATGAAATTAATAGTGTCGGGAGAGATTATCAAACTACCATGAGACTATTAGGCGCGACTGAATACAATCAAACAAAATCAGCCATGCAAGAAGCGTTGACAATATATCCAGAATTATTTAAAGATGCGTATAACCGGGAGTTGTTGAAACAGACAAAGAAAAGTTTGGTAAAACAAGCAAAAGGTGGCAGATTGAGAATTAACGGCAAATACCTGTTTATTTCGCCTGACCCTGTGGCATTTTGTGAGTGGTTGTTCAAAGGTGAGCAATTCCCAACTGGTATACTTGAGAATGGAGAGGTTTATACTAATCAATTCAAAGATGGTGACGAGCTTGATTGTTTGAGAAGCCCACACTTGTATCAGGAACACGCGGTTAGAATCAACAAGCGAAATGAGCTGACCGATAAATGGCTTGGCGGAACAAAATGCATATATTTCAGTGCACACGATATGATTAGTCGTATATTACAACAGGACTTTGATGGGGATATTTCCTTGGTTGTGAAGGATAAGACGTTGACAACTGTGGCAAAGCGCAATATGCAAGGAATTGTACCGTTATCGTATGACCTCAAAAAAGCACGTGGCGGTATTATTGATGCGGATAGACTGTATGAAGGTGTAAGTACTGCATATACAGGTGGGTCGATTGGCCCGATTAGTAATGCAATCAGTAAGGTAAAAAATGCTAATGGTGGTAAAATGACTGAGGAGCAAATTAGAGTAATTGCTTGGCTTACAATGAAGAACAATCAAATTATTGATTTTGCGAAAACGTTATGGAAAAGTGAGCCACCAAAAGAAATTGCAGATATTATAAAAAAATATACAAAGTCAAAATTGCCTCATTTTTTTATCTATGCTAAAGACAAAGACCCAGATACCCAAGTAGAACCTCCCAACAATTCCACTATGAATCGTATCTCGGCTAAAATTCCTACTTCTCGAATTCGATATAATAACAAGATTGAGAAATTCGATTGGACGATGTTGATAAATAAATCAGTCGATTATACCACTAGAGAAAATTCACCAATCATTGAGCGGTATAACTGGTGGATGTGGAATCAGCGCCGATTTGATTATGGTGATGACCCGCATATCAATGAGGACGATTTATATAAATATCGTCGCATAGCACAAGATATAGTGGAATATAGCAACGAGCCGCTAGATGTTGTGGTCAATAGCTTGGTGGCTTATTTATATACGGTCAAAAAATCAAGCAATAAGAAAATGCTATGGGCTTGTTTTGGTTGGACGATTGTAGAAAATTTGAGAACCAATACGGCGCAACTCAATCCAATTTGTCCTATTTGTGGCAAGCGGTTTAAGCCGAGAGATATATGCCAGCATTATTGCTCAGAGGAATGCTATAAGAAAACAGATAATCAGAGGCGTACTGAATCACGTGAAGCACCACCTGTCCGCACGGGGGACATGTTAAAACAGTAGGAAATATATGGATAAAATTAACTCACCACAATATGTTGTGGTAGACTAATAGGGAAAGGAACGATATAATTGCATAAAAATAAATATCCTCGACTTGGTAAGGCTGATATGAGCAAAGAGCTACGACGGCGTACCGGCGTTGATTCAAAAATCATTGAGCTAGTATTAAGAAATTATCATGACATTATCCGTGAGACATTACAACATGGCGTTGAATATTCATTACCAGATATTGGTGTTATTACATTCCGCGACCATCCACCTAAGCCAGCTGGCGAATATTGGAATGGTTTCCAAAAGCGGCGTATGTACTATCCTGACAGAATGGGATATTATCGGTTAGAGTTCAAGGCTGAGAAACATATGGCTAGTTATGTTAAAGCTGGCACATTGTATGGTAAAGGGCCAACCAAAGAAGAATGGGACGCTTGGGTATTAGAGAATTATCCTAATAATCCTAAGTTTGCTAAGGAAGAAGAAGATGGCTGAATATAATAAGCTGAATCAAGAATTTTATGCTTATGCTGGTGGATTGCTCAATGTATCGCCACAGACTGCCAAGAAATATTGGATGGGGTTTGTTGATACTATCATCCATATTCTTCATTTTGATGGCAAATGCCAAATGCCAAGTGTAGGCACATTTACACTAGAAGAATTGCCTGAGCGTAGAGTAATGGCTAAGAATGAGCAGGGTGAACTTGTTGAGCAAATTAACCCTGCTTGGTTTAAGATATTATACAAATATAATGAGGATTTTCTTAATAATGTAAATGGACGCGGCGTTACAAAGAAATATCGTAGGCGCGTTCGTGAGCGCAAATTGACACCTAATGATCTCAAGTTAATTACACAAGCCGAAGCAGAAAGAACGGCAAAGCGAACATTAGAGCAAATGCAGAATGAGCGCATTGAGAAAGCAAAGCAACAGAGTTATGATGATTTTATCAATGTAATCAATCAGAAAAAAGAAGAATATGAACGGAAAAAGAAGGAAAAGGAACAGAAATTGAATGAATCTAATGAAGATACGACAAGCGACTGAGTTGCTAGATAGCAAGTTGATTGACTTGCAGGAATGGACGGCGCGTTGTCTTGGTGAAGATTATAGGGATGTTTGGTCAGAGGAATATCTACGCAGATGTGCCGTATTTGTTCGCAATATGCTAAATGGCGCAGACGATTGTGAGTCAGACGAAAAAGACGCTGAGATTTTAGCCCAGCTTAAAGAAGCAAAAATTGAGTTAGAGAAAGAACGCAAGAAATTACAGAGCGAGAATATTCAGTATGTTCAAAATCAGAGACTTGACGCAAGAGCAGACTTGATTCAAGAAAAGATTGCTGAGTCGATTAAGAACCTTGAGCCGTTTACTATTCGTGAGTTTAACATTCTGCCACAAATGAATGTAAGTGGACTTCTTTGTATTTCTGACCTTCATGCTGGCTCGACCTATGAAATCAAGGGTGCATATAATGAAATTGTAAACAAGTACAATTTTGATATTATGAGGGCGCGGCTTGATGGGTTGCTTAACAAGATGTGTAATGATGACAACTGCATCTGGATTGATGATATTACGGTTGCTGTGCTCGGTGACTGCGTAGAGAATATTTTACGTACATCTAGTTTAACTAAGCTAAGAGAGCCAGTTATTGATACGGTTATCAAGTTGTCTGAATATCTGGCTGATTGGTTTGTTGAGTTACATGACCGGCTTGAAATTCCTGTTAATGTGGTGATGGTTGGTGGTAACCATGATGTATGCCGCCCGTTGACATCTAAGCCACAGTTTGAGGAAGAAAATCTAGGTAAAATCATTGTATGGTATCTACAAGAGCGGTTAAAGTCAGTAGATGGAATTACAGTTGATGATTACACAGATTGTGCTATTAAATACATTAAGAACAATGCAATCATGCTTCATCATGGGGATGGCGGCGATGTAACTGAGACAATGCGATATTTTGAAAATTTATATAATATTGACATTGATGAATGCTACGTTGGGCATCTACACCGACAAGAAATGAAGAATGCTGGTATTACTGAGTTAGGTGATAAACTGTGTTGGCGCGTTGGCTCGGTATGCGGTGTTGATGGATTTGCCAAGTCTATTCGTAAAGCATCAAGACCATCTTGTATGTTTACTACATATTCAGAAGATGGTGCAGAATGGCGTAAAACATTTTATCTTTAATATTGACAATCAATAGATTATGTGATATAATACAACTATGGAATTGCGGCTAATATCTGCGGAGTTAGCCTTGGCTTGGGGATGCGTCCTACAAGTCTCATAATAGAGGAAAAGTCTGAACTCTTTTCGCCGTCACAAGACGGAATTTAGAACAATCGGTAGCGTCAGTTGCAAATGGCGCTACCAACTTAAATTGATTCATTCTCTGCTAGGTGATAGCTATTTTAGCTGTGTTAATCATGCTTGTGGGGCGATTGACCCACCTAGTAGAGTTGGATATCTTCGCCGTGAATCTGCAATTCAGCAGAGCCTGATACGAGCGTGTCATATACTGTGGCGAGATATGACAATTTATCTCGTGTACCATGCGTACATGGAGTTTTCAGGGTCGTTTATGGCGGCTCTTGCAAAATCCTATCCTTGACGATAGGCGTATAGCAACAGGTGTGTTATACGAGCGTATGAAGCATAGAACCGGGTTGTCTTTCGGCAATATGTGGACGTTAATCGAAGGTTTGCGGTATACCATATGGCAACAATGAAAACCGCATCGCCATTAGAACGATGCAAAGGCGAGATGTGATGGCATCTAAGACCCATTGCACCATAATACCGAGCGACACGGTAAATATGTCGCACTTGTAAAATGATAAAACATAACAATGAGTGGCGCTCGATACCGGCATGCGCTTGATAAATACCGGACATTGATGAGTCCCTAGGCAAGGACAATAAACTACCTGTCGCTACTACTCATTGGCGGCTATGAATATCCGAAAGGAGGTCACTATTCTCTTGAATTATCCACTGGTTTATCCGAAGCATAATTAAAGAAAGGATGGTGGTCAGAGCCAATTGGCTCATATCTACAATAAGCCCAACTCAATGGGAACTGTTGTTTAACTGAATATTGAACCTTGACAAATACAAAGCAGCTGAGAGCAATCTTGGCTGCTTTGTCATATTTATAGGAAAGTAAACGGAACAGAAAGGAATGAGAATATGTTTTGCCCATATTGCGGCAAGGAAAAGCAAGACAGCCAATTCTATAAAAGCCCAATCAAAACGGGCGAATATATTAAGCCATGCAAATCATGCGTAACTGAGATATATAAACAAGCTCTTGAATCTACTAAAGACCAAGGCGCGGCATTATGGTCAACTTGTATGCAGACTGGCATTCCCATGAGACGTGCTGAATATACGGCTTGTCTTGATACGCTAGAAAAGGCGGCTAAAGGTAAAAAGCCTAGTCTATTTATGTTGTATCATACATACTTATCAACATCTCCTGATAAATTAACAGGCGTATGGGATAGCGATATGGAGTTGTCTAATTTCAAGGATTTGGGCGATGTAGCTAAGGGTGAAACAGATGAAGTTGCGCTTAAAGCAAGATGGCGCAAACAATGGGGCGGTGACTATGAAGATGAGGACTGTCAATGGCTAGATGATATGTTCGATAGCTATACGGCAGATATATTTGAAATGGATACCGCTATGGAAATGCGTTATCGTGATCTGTGTAAGCTAGAACTTGAACAGTATAAAAATGGTGTTAATAAAGACACTCAAGCACAGATCAAAACGTTAATGTCACTACTTAAACTTGATGATTTTAAGAGTAATCAGAAGTCGGACGCGGAACGAGCATTTGAGAAACGTATAGCTTGGGTGGAATATACTAAACCATCTGAATGTGAAGATTTGACAAGATTCGTAGATATGGTTGGATATGAAAAGGACAAGGGTGAAAAGATGCGTAGCTTGCGCAACGCTGTTGCTGGCACTAGAGATTATCCAGCAATCCCGAAGGAGGAAGCATAATGCGCTCTAGGATGGGCGGTCTTAGAGAATCATTTAAGGCTGATAAACTTCGCGCCGTATCTGGCATATCTAAAAAAATAGATAGTGCCTTAGAAGATAACATCATAGAGTGGACAACTCTATTCAGACGAAATTGGGATATATTTGCTGAATTTTATCTAGGGATTCCATTAAAACCATATCAGCGTCAGGCATTACATGAAATTGGTGTATCAGATGTGTACTTTTGGAGAGCAGGACGTGGCGGCGCAAAATCGTTTATTACTATGCTTGCGGCGGTCTGCAAGCTACTATTGTATCCAAACTGTCAGATAGTTATTACATCCTCTACTGTTGACCAAGCTAATAAGATGGTCAAAGAAAAGCTAGAGAAAGAATTGATAAAAAAGTTATCTCAACTACTTTTGCTTTATTATGAAAAAGACTGGATAAAAATAACAAAGCCGAACGATGGATATTATGTAGAGTGTACACTTAACAATTCGTCCATTACTGTTCTTGCCCCTGTTGAATCAGCTAGAGGTTCGCGTTCTAACTTTACCATATATGATGAGGTTGCCATTATGAAGAAAACGGCAATAGACCAAATCTTTGATGGGATGTTGTTTCCAAGGCAACCAAATTATTTAAGCAATCCTGCATATTCTGGAAACAAGAGATGGATAGAAGAATCTAAGAGTATATATCTAACATCATCTAAGTTCAAGTTCCAGTGGTGGTATAGATTGTGGTGCGATTGTGTAACAGGATATTATGTTGATAAGCGTACTAAATATGGCATATTCGCAACTGACTTTTTTGATAATATAGAAAATGGCTTAAAAACATGGGGTGATTATCGTAGAGCTAAAAGGCAGAACGACGATATATCATTTAGGACAGAATACTTAAATGAAGCGATTGGCGAGTCAGAGGATTCTTTCTTTAGTCTTGAATCATTTAAGGAAAATCAAGTTATTACAGATGCGTTTTGCCCACCAAAACCGATGGATTTATTGGTTGCTAGTGAATTAGAAGATGACGAGAAAAAAGACGATGAAGTGCGCCTCATTGTATCTGACTTTGCTTGGACAACAACTGGCAAAAAAGCAAACGAATCGGATAATAGTATTGCTATATGTATAAGAGCAAAGTGGAAAAAAGACCATTTTGATAAATATGTAGAATATATTGAACTGCTACCAACGGCAGATGACGCAGATGGTTGTGCTGATAGGTTAAAAGAATTGTTTTGGTTGTATCAAGCAGACTATTTAGTGCCTGATGCTAGATCGGGTGGCGAAGCGGTTATGATAGCTTTATCTAAACCATATACCAATGAACGTTATTCGGCGTTCATCAATAATCATGGCCTAACTATGGCTGATAAAAAAGAATATCATGTGGCTCGACCCGATAAGCTAGATTACTATAGAGCCAATGCAGTAGACCCAAATGCTTATCCTTGTATCATACCTATTGTTGGTAGTGAAACGCTCAATACGTCTTATTGGAAAGCAACTAAAATGTCACTTGAGAATAATCGTATAAAATTCTTGATAGGGATGAGCGATAAGCAAGATGTTATTGTTGAAACTGGCGAATATTACAAATACACCGGCGAACAGATAGCAGATATACTTGCGCCTCATGGCAATACTGATTTGCTTATATCGGAGGCAGTTAATTTAACCACCATATTCAAAGGCGAAAACATTAAACTGGAAGCGCCGAGAACAGGGCATCGTGACCGTATTGTTACATTAGCTATGGGTATTTTAATATGTGATTATATTGAAAATGAATGGAATAGACAGAATCATGCTGAAGAATATGATTTAGATGACATTCAATTAGTATATTGATATTTGCCTATGAAGCGGCTACTATGTTGGTGTGTGGCTGTGGAGGTGCTATTAGGGTTGTGTGGTGAATATACTCCAAGTTCCAACTTAGGCTTAATTGAAAGCTGAAAATAAAAACACTCAAAAATATCAAACGAGCGGATAGGGAGGACAAGTAGCTCAATGAACTTTGGCATACGTTAATGAAGTCCATAATCTAACCGCTCTAATATATAAACAATAAAACAAAGAAAGGAGGTTGAAGATGCCAAAAAATAATGAAGATGTAAAGCTATCTAAAAATGACCTTCAAGACATTATTGATTTTAGTGCTGGCTTGATGGCGGTTGATAATTTTTATTCACCATTTTTGAGCAATCAGCTATTGACCAATCTAAACAATAATCCACGCTTACCTAATGCAGAGGCGGTAAAAAAGGCGCTCAATGACTACAAGAATAGTGGCGCTGATTTACAGGGGTTTGTAGAATTTGCATCAGCGTTTGATATGATTTTCAAGCGTACTTTATATTCTTATGCAAATGTGCTATCTTTCGACCTTCAGATAACCTGCAAAAACGCATATACAAAAGGCGACTATGAATCAGAGGAATATAAGAAAGACCGGCAAACAGTAGATAATTTCTTGACTAATTTTGACTACAAGAAAGAATTTTATAATGTTCTGCTAAACGTCCTAAAGCGTGACTCATATTTTACTTGGTTCAGAAAGACTAAGAGCGGCAATCGCGGCAAGATGAAGTATGCTCTACAAATTATGCCACAAGATTATTGTATGCTTACTGGATACTTTGAAAAAGGGTTGCTGTGGTCTTTTAATGTACTGTATTTTATGCAACCGGGCGTAGATATTGAGGGGTTTGACCCAAGTCTTAAAAAGACATATCTTGATGCGATTGAAAATGCGGAGCTAAATTATAAGCCGTCTGCACCACTCGATAAACGTAATGGTAGTTATGCACTATGGGCAGATGTATCACCGCTTAATGGTGCTTATGCTTGGAAATTTTCCACAGACAACTTTGCTAACAATCCATTCTTAGCACCATATGTAGCCAATGTTCTACGCAGTGATGAGGTTGGTGAGTTGCAATATAACAAAGACCTTATCTCTGCGGCTGGTATTTTAGCTGGTGAAATTAGACTATTTGATTCAGCCAAGTCAGGCACGAAGGCGAATCAATTTGCTATTGACCCGAAAACGCTTGGAGCATTTATGCAAAAGGCGGCTAATGGACTCAAGAATATTGCTAAACTGGCCGCTATGCCACTTGAGAATATCAAGTTTTTCCAATTTGAGGACAAGAACCCAAATAGCTATACAAATGAACTAACTACAACAGCTGGTATTGGTACTGGTATTAGCCGTGTTATCTATTCATCTGATAAGATGAGCAATGCTGAGCTAGAGGCGGCGCTTAATGAGGTATATCAGACTATGAAGCCAATGTATGCTCAGTTCAATAATTTCCTTGATTTCTATGTCAATCAAATGACTAGCAAATATAAGTTTAAGTTTGAGTTTGTTGGCTCTAACTATCAATTTGAGCGTGATGCCAGATTTGATAAGATGATGAAAATGGCTGATAAGGGACTTGTGCTCAATTCGTCCGCATGGGCTAGTGCTATTGGCATGAATCCTATTACATTCGATAGGATGCTTGCTGAGAGCAAATATACTGGATGGATTGACAAGTATTCAACGCTTATGTTAAACGCAAATACCACGGCGCAATCAAATGAAGGTGGTCGTCCCCGTCAATCAGGAACATCACTTACTGAAAGTGGCGAGGCAAGCCGAGAAACATTAGAGGAATGATATTATGATGTTATCAGAAAGAACAAGTGAAGCCCTAGATATTCTAGTTGGGCAGTATTTTCAGTTGAACCGCACGTTCGACCGTTGCGTTTCGTGGATGGAAGTAAAATTTGCTATGCCTAATGCCGCAAATATTATCCATCACAAGTTAGCGCATCTTTGGCCGCTTATGGCTGATACTGTAAGCGATTTTAAGCATCAGTGGAATATTACTACATATTATCCTGAGACGCGCGGTGATAAGCGCGAATATGATAATCTTGAGCAAATGATGGGTACTATGCTTAGAGAAACGCTTGACCTATATCAAGTTATCAAGCAGACGTATTATATTGCCAAAGAAGAAAAAGATTTTAACGCCAATACTATGCTACAAGAGCTTATGCAGGATATGAATAAGGTTGTGGCGCAGATTATTCTATTGGATGATAAAGCCAAACAAATGTCAACAGAATATGATGAATACGACCGCCATATTGACAGTTGGGGCATTGTTGGCTTGGAGGATTATCAATGATTATCCTTGGAATCCCAAGAAATCCAGAAGATTATTTTATTGCTGATGATGCGCTTGCATGGGAATTAGATCAAGCTGGATTCTCAGCTAAATATTTAGATGATGACGCGCATTATTATAAGCGTAATGCAAAATTGCTAAAATGGCTTGAAAAGAATGGAATAAAAGAAGGATAATACGCTAGAAAGGAGGAGCTATGATTGGAAACAGTCAAGAACATTGCTGCAATTTTAGGAGCAATTCTTTCTTTAGCAGCGGTTATTACCCTATGTTGTAAACCTATTAAACTATACATTGCAAATGCTCTAAAGAAATATCAGAGCGAACAAGATGATAAATTAAAGCAAAATACTCTCAAAGCAACCCTCAAGAGAATTGAGAGTAAGCTAGATGCAACTGTAGCATATACAACTGAGGCGTGTCGTGGTGAAATAAAAAATATGTTCTACAGATATATTGGAAACAAGACACTGCCATATTATGAAAAGATGCATATGCTACAGATTGAGGATATTTATGTCAATAAGCTGCAAAAGAACCATTATACTAAGGGGCTTATTGAGGAAATGAAAACGTGGTCTGTTGACTATACTGGGGTTGATTCACAGGATGTCAATTAACCATAAATTGGCGGCTTGGGCATAGTGCTCTTTGGGCCACCGTAGACGAGATGAATGTCTCGTTATATCCTTGAAGAAAGGAGGAAGATGATTGGAAAAAACAATTAAATTTGAAGCATCAAGTATCAAGCATATTGATATGAGTGAATATGACAATGATGATTATATGGTAGGCCGGACGGCATTTTTATCAACACGTCCAAACTCGCATGATATTGTCATTCCAGAAAATGTACTTAGAGAATATGCGCCGTCAGTGCTTGGCAAATGGGTCACTGCTGAGGTTAAATTCAATGATTGTACCACGCATACTAACGGTCAGTCAATCGTTGGGATTGTGCCGAAAGAGCAGGACGTTGAGTTTGTTGAAGCGGATGATGGCTATCTTGATGCTTATGTTGATTGTATTATCAGTAAACGATATGCTAAAGAATATTGTAATGTTTTCTCAGAGGATGATGCAACGCGCTCTGTAAGTATTGAGGCTACATTCTCAATGATTGATGAACATGAATGTGATGGATTTAACATTAAAACAATCACAACTCTTGGGCGAACTGTGCGCCCATCTGTGCCTGACGCAAATATTACAATCGTTAGATTCTCAGAGGAAGATGCGGAGAGCTATTACAGTAATCTACATAAATCTGATTCTCTATCTAATCTAAAGCAATTTGTCGAAGAAAGGAAACAATCAATGGTTGAAAAGAAAACATATAAGATTGACAAGTCCAAAGAAGCCGTGTCTACGGCTGATTGGGGAAATTACGACAAGGCTTCTATGAGAGATAAAATCATGGACGCTAAGAATCGTGACACACTTGTTAAATCTGTATATCTACTTGTAGAAGATGGTTGGAAAGATGCGCCATCTGAACACCTCAAGTACCCAGTTATGATGCTTGATGGTGACAAATTCATCTATAACCGAAATGCTCTATCATCTGCATTAGCATATGCAAAGCAGAATGATGAGACTGAGGTTGTAAATAAAATTAAGGCTATCTATAAGAAGTTAGACCTTGATGACGATTCTGAAAGAAAGGAGGACAAGAAAATGGCTGAAATTGAATTTAGCGCAGTTGATATTGGCGATATGTGGGGTAGACTATATACCGCTATGCGTGAAGCTCGTAATTGGGAATATGGCATTCAGGGTATCTACGAGGAGGACAATAAGAAATTTGCTATCCTCATTGATGATGTCAAGAAGCTATATCGGCTCGATTTTAGTCTGACTGAGGACGGTCTTACTCTTGCAGATGAGGTTGTTGAGGTCAAGCAGGAATTTACTGAGACAGATAATATCAAGAAATTTGCTGAACCTGATAATGTTGCTGAATATCGTCTAGCTGATTGTGATGAGCATGACGACGACGATGATGAGCATGAGGAAGAAATGTCCGCTGACGAAATGAAGGCAAAGATGGCTGATCTCGAAAAGGATATTGAATCCCGTGATAATATCATTATGGAAAAGGACGTAGAGCTAGAAGAACTGCGCAAGTTTAAGGCAGAAGTTGAGGAACAGCGTAAAGCCGCAACCGTTGAATCTATTATGGCTGAATGTAAGGAATATATGTCTGATGAGCAGTATAAGGAAATGCGCGATGAGGGCATGGCTTGCAAGATGTCTGAGATTGATGGTTGGACAAATAAGGTCAAGGCCGTATCTTTCTCTGCCGTAAAGAAGAATGTAAAGAAAACAAATGATGGGTTGTTCCGCTTTGCGGCTCCTATCGCCAAGACAAATCGTGAAGATGAGGACGTTTGGACTCGTTTAAAGAGAAAATCTGAAAATATTTAATAAAAAGGAGATTATATATTATGGCTTTTCATGGTCTAGTTAATACTATGGGTATGTCCTGCACCAATGTTGATGCAATGAATAAGGTTGGTGTGGCAACTTCTGACATTGATAATGGCACTCTTGTCACTATCGGTAAGATGGAACAGGCTGCTGACGGTACTGTTACCAGCTATCATTACGAACTAACCCCAGCTGCTGCAAATGCAGAGCACGTCCTACTTGTTGCTTCTCCAGAGGTTGGTAGAACTCTTGAGATGCAGATTCACAATGACCGCCGCTATTTCTATAATGTTGCTGGCGACCCTGTTGATGTAAAGGATATTCTTGCACAGGTTGATACGTTTGAGGTTGACGCTGTTGCATTTGGTGGTACGCTACCTGCCGCTGCCGATGTTGGCAAGTTTGTTTCTCCCGCAGCCGCTGGTAAGTATGCAGCTCCTGTTCCGGCGGCTCCTACTACTGGTGCATACTTTAAGGTTGAGGGCTTTGGCTCTATTACTTGCGGTCAGGATGAGGTTAAGACTGTTATCCTCCGCTGCATCAAGAACTAAGCGGGAAACTAATTATTGTAAAGGAGAAAGAATAATATGCTAATGAATAAAGAACTAGTTCAGTTTGCCGCTGGTAACACTGAATTTTATGAAGGCTCTATGTCCTACTTCTGCGATAAGAAGCAGAGTGTTGAAAATAAGGGTCTACTCCAAGAGGCTTTTCTAGCAGAAGTCGAGCGTAAGTCTGGCGTTTCTCGCTCTGGCAATGAAATTTCTGCTTGGCTCAATAACCCCAACGTTCAGTGGGCGGCTTTTGCTATTGTTGATAGAACTATCAATGCAATTCTTCCTATCAGCATTCTCCCTCAGTTCAGTCTATTTGCTGATTTCCGTCTACAGAATTTTGGCGACATTACCAAGTTTAAGATTCTACCAGGTAGCTTCTATACTGTTTCTCTTGATGGCCGTGGTCAGCGTACTACTCTCCGTCAGAAGAAGGGTGCATCCGACATTACTGTCGCTCCCAAGGGACATATTGTCACCATCTTCAGTGACCTATTCCGTGTTCTAGCTGATATGGATAACATTGCTGATTTCATGGGTTGGCTACTCATCTCTGTTGAGTCTGAAATGTACAAGGATGCTGTTGGCGCTCTTAATGCTGGTCTTACTGCAATTCCTGCTGGCGACCTTAATGTTACTGGCGCAATCGACCTTGGCAAGCTAGTTACTATGTGTGAGCTAGTTGAGGCTCGTAACGGTGGAGCTCCTGCTACTATTGTTGGCTCTGCAACTGCTCTTATGAAGGTTCTACCTGATTCTACTCTTGGCTATCGTGTGAATGTTGGTAGTGAGGGTGGTCGTATTGAACTACTTAAGGATATTGTTGGTTATGACGTTATGCGTCTCCGCAATGCCGTTGATGGTACTGGCAAGCTAGTCCTTGATGCCAACAAGATTTATGTTGTTTCTGCATCTGCTGATAAGCTAATTAAGGGCGTTATGTCCAACGCTATGACTAACACCAATCAGCATTTCGACAACGCTGATATTACTTCCAACTTTACTTATCGTAAGGAATGGGACTTCGTTTATGCCTCTGCTGCAAAGGCTGGCGTTTATAACATTACTGACTAATTATATTTTGAGAGGGGTTAGAAATAGCCCCTCTCTATTTATAACGGAAATAAGAAAGGAAAATAAAAGGAATGGCAAACACTACTAATACCAAATCCACAACTACACCAAAGACAACCACCAAGAAAGAAACCACGCCAACTACGCCTGTTGTTGATACAGAGAAGGAACAGCTAAAGGCGCAGCTTGCCGAACAACAGAAGCGTATGGAAGAAATGATGGCGCAGATGCAGGTTCTTATGCAAGCACAGAGCAACGCTGTAACGCCCACAAAGCCAGTCAATAATCGCAAGATTAAATTTGTTAATATGTGTACTGGTAAGCTAATTCTAAAGGGCACATCTCTATGGGAAATTGATGGACAGTTTAATGATCGCGATTTCTCAGAGACAGAGGCTAATATCATTGTCAACAATATGGCAAATGCAATTCGTTCAGGATGTGTATATATTGCTGACGCGCAGTATGTAGAGGAACATCAGCTACAGCCAATTTATGATAATCTACTTTCTGATAAGCAGATGTTAGACCTCCTTAATCACGACTATAAATATGTTCTTGATATGTATAAGACGGCTAGTGACGCACAGAAAAAGATTATTGTTGATACTATTGTATCAAAGCGTAGCAATGGCGAATACGTCGACGCAAATATTATGATTAAGCTCGGTGAGCTTTGTGGGAGAGATTTGGTTGGTATCACCTCACTAGATAATGAGGAGTGATAAATTATGGCAACATCATTTGATGTTATTGGACAAAGAGCATTAAGTGTAATTGATGACTATAAACTGCGCAAACTATATGACGCAAACATTGAGCTGTTTCATGACAAGATTGATGGTTGGATCGTTAGTTCAGCCGCAAAGTTTATAGAATGTGAACAACCGCTAACATACGATTCAGAGCTTAGACAATTTGACGCAGATTTAACAGATTTAGAGATTCAGATTCTTGCCGAATATTGGGTTATATACTGGTGGCGCGGTGAGACGGACGTAGCAACACAGATTGCACAAAAACTTAAAGTTCCATCCTCTTTCCAGATGGATGGCGTATCCTCGCAGAATTTCAAAGAAAAGCAGAACGTTATTGATAAGCTAGAAGAAGATGTAGATAGGTTAATTCACGACAAATACCAGCTCTTATATCTATCCTCCTATAATTATTAAAGAGGGGTGGATATATGAGTAGAACAGATAAGCAAGAAAAAATTCATGCTTTATATAAAGTCCTGTTGCTGTTTGAAGATTTGACCAGTCTTGAGCCGACAATTGAAGAAGCCGACTATACAGCATATTGTGAGCGGCTATCTGTACGATTTAGGGCGGTTGATGGTGAAATTGCTGATACATTGGCAGGATTAAGCAAAATGGGGCTTGAGCTTACTCATCCTATTATCCGTTCATGTGTATTGCGCATGACAAACAGAATTGAAAGGATGGGTGATTGATATGGCGTATGAGATGTTTCAATATCAATCAAACCCCAATGATTATTACCGCGATTTGACGCAAGAATATATTTGTGCGCAATGGGATAACACGTCTGCTAAAACACCTGAGAATGGTGGCGCATTACTAGAACAAAATGGAATAGGGTCTAATGAATATAGTTGTGTTCAAGCATGGGTTGCTCCTACTGTGGCAACAACATCAACCGGACAAAAGGATACTATAGATTTTTTGCAGTTTATATTCAAGAACATTGACCATTTTGTTGTGCGCGGGCTTTACTACAAGTTTGATAGCAATGTGTGGATTGTCCACGATTCTGGCAAATTTGATGGCTTGCCCCGTGGTGTTGGTGTGCGTCGTTGCAACAATGTTATGCGGATTAAAGATGAGGTCAATGACGTAATCTTTAGCGCTCCATGTGTTGTTGACTATGATATGCAATCACCATCAGCACAGGTTAGTACGCCTATCATCACACCAAACAACCATGCCGTTGTTATGGTTCAGGGCAATGAGGATGTATATAGGCTATTCAAGCTGAATACCAGATATATCCTAGGTGGCAGACCATTTAAACTGTTATCGTATCAAAATGCTATTAATGCTTATGGTATTAGCAAACCAACATTGCTCACGCTTGAGCTATATCTTGATGAGGCTCATGCTGGTGATGACATTGAGAATCAGCTTGCGGATAATAGCTCTGTTGATTATCCAATGGACGAAAACGCGCCATTTCCAATGGGCTAAAGGAGGTCGGTTAGATTATGTATAATTCATTAAGTCGCTTGCCGACAATACCATATAATATTATGGTATATTTAGCAAAATCGACTGACCCTATTGCTGATGTCTTTTGGAAGATGCTGGCATATAAGGACTATAAGGCGTTAAGCCATGAACCACTTACATTTCAACAGAAAATGAAATTAGTGTGGTCATATGGCAAGCAGGATACATATAGCGTATTCTTAACTAATCTAATTGAGGACGCTATGGCTGAATCTAAGCAGATTGTTAAGATATATCAATATTATATCCATGCGTCTGAGCTATATACTAGCACAGTAGTCTATGCGTTTGATTGTTTATATGGCGGTCAAATGAGCTTAGTTGAATATAATGGTATTCCTGTCAATCGTGGCGATTTGTTCATTCATTGTGTGTTATATTTGCTCAATGGCGCAGAGGTGGGCGGTGTAGGTAAGCTCATGTTCTTAGATGATATGAGCCGATACAGCGCGGCACGTTCAACTATTGGCAATAATAAGACATTCACCGGTGTTCAGTTATATATGGCGGTCAATGTTGGTGATTCTGGCAAGGTGGTAGATTGTGGCGATTGATATTGCCGTCCTTGAAAAAGGATATTTTTATTTCGACAAGCCCGTACCATATAAATTATCAGATACGACCCATATTGATATAACGCCTATATCAGTATATGACAGCGAGGTCTTTTTGTCAAGTTGTGATATTCTTCAAATAGATAAAAATGCGCTTAATTCTGTTGAGATAATACAGATGAGTTATCTTGATTTTTTATTGAAAATTATGTTGCCAACAGACCAATCAGGATTATTACTAGATAAATTCTGTAATATACTTAAATTATGCCTTGGCATGCCAGATTGGAAAATCAAGATGGATGGAAAAAAAAGAATCAGCATACTTGCACCTGATGAATCGTTTGAAATTACAGGCAAGCAATTTGATGATATTAAGCGTATTATATTGTATCAGAATGTGCCGCATTATGACGATACCTATATTGACCCAGAGGCAAAGGCAGCAATGCAGGAATTAGATAAACTGAAAAGCGCTAATATCAATATGCCGACACTAGAGCGGCGCATGGCTATTATTACAGCTCATTGCGGCATTGATAAACAAGCATTGATGCAGTATACAATGCGGTCATTACAGTTACTATTTGAAGAATGCGCTGGAGAAGTTGAGTTTACAACCTTGCGTCCTATTATGCTATATGCTGGAAAAGCTAAAGAGCTTGAGCATTGGATATATAAGAAAAAGAAGGATAAGTTTGATGGCTATTTCACTAGTGTTGGCTCATATCAAGAAAAATTTGGTGGAGAATCTGGTGTAAAAATATCTAACGTATCTCAAGAAAATTCTGTTGGTGCTAGTTTTGACCAACAATTTAATTCATTTAGAAAAAATTAAGGAGGAAAATATATGAACTATGTAGCTGGCGGTGCTGGCAGAGCGCTACTGTTCCTTGGCGAACAGCTTTATTCTGTCGGTAATACGCTTGACAACAATGCGATTCATTTCTCTATTACAGCTGAAGACATTCGTGGCGGCAAGAAACATTTCCTGCTTGCTCAGTATTTTCATGACCCCAACATGACCGTTGATCTACAGAACGTTTTCTTTAACTTCAACGAGCTTGGTCTAGTCACTGGCAATACTATCGAACAGGGTGGTCTTTCCCTAAAGGAAGAACAGGTTGTTGCGGCTGCCGGTGGCGTTGTAACTCCAACTCAGACACCTGTTGCTCCTGTTGGAATGGGAGGCAAGATTCTTGTTTGGTACAAGAAGCCTACTGAGGACAATTGGAAGGATGTTACTTATACCAATGGCGTGACCATTCCGGGCGCTGTTCTTGGCGAAGTATATTGCATCAAGTATTTCTGGAACAATCCTAACGCAGAGTCTATGACTCTCAATGCAAACAGTGAACCTGCTGAACTTCAGCTTGTTCTTATTCAAGACCTGTATTCTGCTAGCGTTCAGAAGGGTGTTACTACTCCCGGTGCAAAAGCTGGTCAGGTAATTACTATTTGTCCAAGATATAAGTTGAATGGTACAACCGACCTTGACTTTGCGGCTGCATCTACTGTTGGTACGTCTCTGAGTGGTACTGTTCTAGCCGTGGAAGATGATTCTAGCTGTGAAGGCGATTACATCTTTGGTTATATGACTCAGGAAATCTTTGGCGCAAAGTGGCAGAATGAAGTTAGAGCGATTGCATTTGAAGATGCTGACATGTCTCTAGCTGCTCAGGGCACTCAGACTGCTGTTTGTTATGTCTTGTTTAACGGTAATAAAGCACCAAAGATTGTTGATAATGCCAACTTTACGTTTGCTGTTGAAGATGGCGATACGTTTGCATCTGTTGATGTTAAGGGTGTTGTTACCGCTAAGGCAGCTGGTAAGGCTCACATTTCCGCGACTCTAAAGGGTGCAGACCCCGGTAACGGCCCTGCTGTCGTTGGCTATTTTGAGGTCACTGTAACTGGCTAATTCGTTTGATTTCAATGGGGAGAGATAGCAATATCTTTCCCCATTTTATTACGTTCAAATAAAGTAGGTGAGAAATAATGGATTGTCCATATTGTAATGTAGTAAATTATGATACCATCCCAACTTGCAACAAGCAAGAGGGGCATCCTATTTGCCCTCATGTCAGGCGGTGCATTGAGCATCATACATGGAAGCCACTAAATTTTATGGCTAATTGCCCAATCAAATCCGCGCCAACCGGGAACGTGCAGTTTGAACGGCATGGTTATCTATATGTTAAAGTAGGCAATGAGGTTATTAAGGTACAAAACCCATATAATTATATCCCAGATAATGTAGAATTAAGGAAATATAAAGGAAAATATAAGGTAGTAAAGGAGAATAAGGAACAATGAAGGAAAATATTAAGGCATTTGAATCTGTAGAATTGGCTGATTATGGTATTCGTGTTAATCGTTATCTGACATATAGTCAGATTCAGTCTATTGTTGATGGGCTAAAAAAGCTAGATTCATGGGCAGAGCGTCAGCAGAGTATTGATATGTGTATACTCTATTTTGCAACTGACCTAAAGAAGGAAGAAATTGAGAATCACGATCATGATTATTGGCTCAAGACTGGCATTATTGAAGCTGTGAATGATAAGATTGTGAATATCTATCAGCTCAATGAGGCGATTGATTATGAGGAATCACTAAAGAAGGCGATTGTTCAGATTTCTCGCGAACTGCCCAGATTTAGCAATAAGGTAGATGAGGTGATGAAAAATGCCTCAAGCAAGGAATGATAAAGAAATCTTAGTCATGTTGCGGAGTCCTATAGCCAATGCTATAAATTATGTTATCGACAAGATATATGATGAAAATGTAGGCGCAATACATGATATAGTGTATATGGCATACAGTCCAGAGGAATATGAGCGAACTGGTGATTTCTATAGAGCATGGGGCATGGGCGAACCAACTAAAGCACTAAATGAAAGAACTACCAGAGGCGAGTTCACATATAAGCCCGATAAGATGAGTATTGGTAGCACTGATCCAAACAGCTCTAGCTATGGACAACATATTGGTCTAGCTGGTGATTTCTATGGACAGGATGCGCGACCATACTTAGCCGAATTGATATATAATGGTGCAACTGGTTCACTATTTGGAGATGGCGCATTTAGAAAAAAGCGTGATGCATGGGAAGAGCTGAATAAGCGTATAGGTAGACGTAAGATGAAACAATGGATGAAAGAGGGGTTGGAGGCGGCTGGATTAAAGGTGCAAATGCACAATGCGGCTATTTCAGTCACGACAACTAAGGTGGACTAGATATGATTATAGCAGGATTAGATGCTAGTACGTCTTCTACTGGATGGTCTATATTTGATAATGGGAGGCTCATTGCATATGGCACAATTAAGCCAAAGGGCGATGATTGGCACGACAGAGTAATGGGGCTTACCATGGAATTATCAAGCATATTTAGACAGTATAAGCCGACAATTCTCTATGCTGAGGAAGTTCCATTAAAAAAAGGCGCGTCTACTATAGAGAAATTGGGTGCAGTGCAAGGCGTGATATTAGCATTATGTGCTGGCTTCAAGATAAAGCCATGCTTCTTGATGCCAAGTAAATGGCGTGGCGACCTTAATCTCTTTGATGGTACTAGAGCTGGATTACAAAGAGATGTTCTGAAGAAAAAAGCCATAGAGATGGCGAATGAAGAATTTAGCCTCGATTTGGCATGGGTTGCCCCAAGTAGCAAAAAAAATGAGGATGATTGCGCAGAAGGAATCCTCATAGCCTACTCACAAATAAAAAAAGGGAGTGTGATGAATGGCTGGAAGTAACTCTCAGTACTCGATTCTGGTTGATGTTCAGCTACAAGAAGAGAGTATAAAGAAGCAACTTAAAGATATACAAAATAGCAAAGACACCAAGTTAAAGATTGGCGTTACAGCGGATGGAGCAGAGCGAACCAAAAAAGAGCTGGACGGTGTAACTCAATCTACTAAGAATCTTAACACGGAAACGGAAAATATCGCCGTTACATATCAGCAATTTAGGCAAGTTCTTGATTTAGCAACAGGCGCTTTAAGCAGTATGTATGAACAAGTCAAGAATCTTGATGATGCTATGACTGACTTCAAGAAGGTTAGTGATTTACAGGGTACAGCACTTGATAAATACGTTGCAAAGCTAAGTCAATCTGGCAGAGAAGTAGCAAGAACCGGTAAACCAAATCGGTCTGAGCCGGTATGTTGCGATGGTAAAGCAGCATAGAGAACAGCCCCTAAACCCTTGAAAGCCTCAAGAGCCTTATCACTACAACATGAGGATGAGATATGCCTGAGTGTGATATGTTCATTACTAATGAGCAATTAGTGCGAAAGCAGAAAGACGATAAGGATGATCCAATGGTTGAAAAACCTAAAGAATCTTTCATAAATAATGTATGATAAAAGGGCAGATTGGGCGCGAAGTCCTGATGAGGGATGTGTCAATCGAATATACAGGGCGACCCTCCAAATATATAGGGTGAAGAAATATTCAGGAAGGGATTGAAAACACCTTGACAAATTATCTAATATGTGCTATTGTATAGATACTTAATAAAGGAGGTATCTATTATGTTTGCTTTAATACTAATCATGTTGATTTTCCCAGCTATTGGTATATGGACATTATACTGTGTGATAGTTGGATTATTTGGAAAGCATGATAATCAACAAACTCATCAGTCATCTTATCATATTGATAGCCGCGCTAAAGAGGAAGAACGGCGAATCAATGAATGGGGATTGGACGATGATTGGCGTTGGGGAAAGCTATAATATTAGATAATTTATAACCGTCAGAGATGGTATCAGCAGCATCTATGTTCCGCAAGAGCGGATTCAACGATTCAGACGCTGCAATATTAGCAAAGGTAGCGGCACAATATCAAAATGTAGCGGATACAGCTGTTTCAGCAGAAGATGCAGCCGCATCTATTGTTTCACAGATTCGTGCATTTGGTGAAGATGCTAGTTTTGCCACTCATGTTATCGACGCATACAATGAGGTTTAATTTTGTAGACCTCTATAAACAGGGTGAACTGCTGGAAACCTAAACTATAGAAATATAGCATGGTAATCAGCAACCAAGACCAAGATGAAATACTTGGTAAGGCTCAACGACTATCGAACGCATTTTAAATAAGGTTGGGGATATACCAACTGAAGCTAGTAGAGTAGACAGAAGTGCTATCTGTCGAAGTGCCCTGCCCCTATTTAATAGGGTGATGATATAGTCTATTCCTATTGGAAACAATAGGCGAGGATTCTATAATTTGGTATAAATTTGAAAGATAAGAAATTTTGTGTGTATGTACATATATTTCCAAATGGGAAAAAGTATATAGGCATTACGTGTAAACGACCTAATGATAGGTGGGAGAGCGGAACTGGATATAAAGAGGGTTCACCTATGCGCAATGCTATAAACAAATACGGATGGAATAATATTGAACATGTAATATTGTTTGAAGGATTAACGCAAGAAGAAGCATGTAACAAAGAAATTGAACTCATTGCGGAATATAAAACAAATATTCATAGATATGGTAACAAGTATGGTTATAATATGACTGACGGTGGAGAAGGAACGTTCGGTCATAAGGTATCTGATGAAACAATCAAGAAAATGAGATTGAGGATGCTTGGTAAGACTGGCAAAGAATGTCCTAATTCAAGACCTGTTATATGCGACGGAGTTGAATATGAGAGTTTAACAGATTTTAAGATTAAAAATAATCATCCAAAAGGCAATATACAAGCATGGTTAAATGGCAAAGTTGGGATGCCAAAAGAATGGTATGATAGGGGACTTTGTTATAAAGACTTAGGATTTGATGTTGTTAAACTTACAGAGAAGAAGAACCGTACTAGAAAAGTTGTTGCTAATGGTATTATATTCAATACTCTTGACGATTGTGCAAAATATTTTAATACATCTGCGTCTGCAATTTGTTGTTACTTAAACGGAACGAAAGCTGCTCCAAAAGAAATAATTGAAGCAAACCTAAGATATGAAGATGAGGAAAGTCATGAATTTAAGCCGTGGACTCGCAAGAGTAAAACAAAAGTAAGATGCGAAATTGATGGTGTACAATTTAATACTCAAGCAGACCTAGCTAGATATATAAATGAGAACAAAGGTACATTGTGGGCTTGGCTTTCTGGAATAAATCCAATGCCAGAGAAATATAAAAAGAGAGGATTAAAAGTTATAGAATAACCTCGACTCGATTTAGCACATCGAGTCAAATACAAAGGCAAACAATTTTAGTGTAGGTACTAATGACTTATCGCAAGCAATGGAAATTGCTGCTAGTGGTATGGCTACTTATGGCAATTCATTTGAGCAGGTAATTGGTCTTGTAACTAGCGGCACAGAAATCATGCAAGGGCGCAGTAGCCAAGTTGCCCGTGGCTTATCTACTATCGCGGCTCGTATTGTAAAGAATCAAGATGCTCTTGCAGAATATGGAATTACAGTAGAAAATGTAGATGGCAGCCTAAAGAGTACATTTGATGTGCTGTCTGAATTGAAGCCCAAATGGGATTCTATGACGGATGCTCAAAGAACTGCTCTTGGTGATACTATCGCTGGGCAGAATCAATATAAAGTCCTTGCTAGTGTGATGCAGAACTTTGGCCATGCGGCTGATGCGGCCAAAACAGCTTTAGAGTCGGCCGGTTCTGCGGCACAGGAAAACAGCAAATATATGGAGAGCCTAGAAGCAAAGCAACAGGCTCTTAAAGCAGAACTTGAAGATTTTGCAAATCGTGTATTATCAAAAGACCTCGTTGGTGGTTTTATCAATGCTGGTACAACCATGCTTAATTTTGCTAACAATGATGTCGGCGCAGCCATTACTAGAATTGGTGTATTAAGCACTGGCGTTACTGGTCTAGTTGGCATAGTTGGACAGACAGTAGGTAAAATTGCAGAGGTTGGATTACAACTCAAAAATCTTGGTGTTGGTGGCGACTCATTCTTAGGTATGCTTGCCAGTGGCAAAATCGCTCTAATAGTTGGTGGCACAGTTGCAGCTATTACAGCCTTGGTTGAAATTATTAAAGCTGTAAATCAAGCCGTAGAAAACAATAAGTTTGAAAATCTTGTCGCTTCTATGGACGAAGCTAACCAAGAGTTGGAAGATACCAAGACAGGGTATGAAGAAACCAAGAAAAAGTTAGATGAGCTTAATAATACACCATATGATGGTAACGAAGCAGAGCTACAAGCAGAACGTGAGCAGTTAGAGAAGCAGATTGAAGCTTATGAAAAGCTGATTGAATTACGGCAGACAGATACAGTTGAGGCGGCTCGTAAAGTCACAACTGGTGGCAAACAGGTAACTGGCGCAACCGTAAGCGGATTAGGTACAGATGAATTTGGCAATAAAACACTTACAACTTGGCAACAAACTCTAACTATAACTGATGAACAAGCAAATACACTAAAGGGAACATTCGAGTCCGTTGAAGATGCAACTAATGCGGCGTTTGAAGCTCTACATGAGCATATAGATTCTACATCATATGAAGCCTATTTAGAGGCAGCTAGTCTTGGCAATTGGAGCGAGGCTGCTGAAATTGCTAAAAACGCTCTTAATGGATTGGGTGTTACAATCACTGAAACAAAGCAAAAGACGATTGATTGGGCGCAATCTCAAGGACAGTCATTAGCTAATTGGTCAAAATATACTCAAGATGCTATCACGTCTAGTGATTCTGCCACTCGGCAAGTAGGTGAGCTTGTTACATCAACAAAGGATTATTACGATGCTCTAAAAATTCTTGCAGATAATGGCGAAAATCTTGATCAGTGGCAACTTGATTTTATCAACAACTGGGAAAAGCTTAATGGCGTAGTACAAAATACTAATTTAAGCGGAGCAGCTAATGATGTACAAGAACTTGGTAATGCCGTAAAAGAATCAGTATCTGCATTTGATCAATATAATGAGATAATCGCAAATTATAAGGCAGCAACAGCAGGAGCATCCGGCGCGACTGAAGCATTAGTCAAATCACTATTTGATACTAATGGACAGCTTACAGATACTGCTAGTTATGCGTTATCAACTAACGGCTCTATGGCAAGCATGGCGCAATCATTTATTCAGGCACAGCAAGCACAAGCACAGGCAGATTTTAGCGCATTGATATTGGCTATTAGTAAAGTTGGAGAAGCGGCTATGGTTACAACCAGCCAATTAGCATCTATGATGGCTATGGCTGGCGTTGATATTTCTGGCGGAGAAACAAGTGCAGTAGCAAGCCTGAGGCATCAATATTATCTTGAAACCGGTAAAGGTAGTACATCTGGGTCTAAAATGGTGGACGGCAAAGTTGAAATGCAGAACACCAAAGAATTTACAAATTGGGCAGTTTCCTATATTCAAAAGCAAGCACAAGAAAAATTTGAGGCACAGCAAAAAGAATATGCTGACAAGCTCAAACAGATAGGCACATTTGTCCCATCTGGTGGAGGAGGTGGCGGTGGTTCATCCAGAACCAAGCAAGACCAAGAAGAAGTTAAAGCTCAAACCATCAATACCATTGAAGAACTGCGTGAATATTTAACTGATGAATCAACTCGTCTCAAGTTAATTGACCCAGATATTAGTAAATCTGATTTACAGTCAACTCTATCAGAAGTAGCTACTATATATCAATCCTATCAGGATTATCTATCTCAGCTCAAGCAACAGGGATTTGATGAAACAAGTGAACAGTATCAACAAGCCGAGGCTGAATTTGCTCAATTTGTTGAAGTATTAAAAACGCTGTTCACACAACTTGTATCTGGTGGCAAATACAGCGTAGATGAGCTTGTTGGGTATATTGAACAAAATTGTGGCAATCTATCAACCACCATTAGCGGGATGCTAAGTGGATTGAAAACAGAGGTTCAATCGACAATAGCATCTATATCTGCTTCTACGCATCAAGCATTTGCTTCTGGCGACGCTAACAGTATTATTGGCTCGATTGAAAATGCTTGGGATATGATTAGCTCTATGGGCAACGCCATAGATGATGCTTATAGTTCTGCTGTAGATGAAATTATATCGAAAGCTGATAAAGAAGCAGAAGTAGCACAAGGCGTATCGGATGAATATGACCGTCAAAATAAGCTACTTGAGGACAAAATCAAGCTAGAAGAAAAGCTAGAGGAATTAGAACGAGCCAAACAGCGCCGCATGCTTGTATATAGTGAAGGTCGCTTCCAATATATGCAAGATGTTGATAAAATATCTTCTGCACAAGCTGAATATCAAGAAACATATAGAGGTGTTGAGCAAAGCCAGATTCAAGGACTTTTGGATAAGATAGGCGAAGAATCATCCGAGTTCTTTGCTGACTATTTTACAAAAGCTAAAGAGAAAGGATACGGCGACCTTCCAAGTAGTAGCATACAGGCATATCCATCGGTGTTGAAAAAGCACCTAATGGATTATCTTGAAAAACAAACAAAAGGAACAGTTCTTGAAGGCGCGGACGAAAGCCAACTAGAAAAGATTTTTGGTTCAGCTATGAAACCGGGCGAAGCATATGCACAACTTGCAGCCGCTGAAGCCGCAAGACAAGCTGCCGCAGATGAAAGAGCTGAACGAAAAGCAGAGTTAAAAAAGCAAATTCAGGAAGAAAACGTAAAATATTACGGAGTTCAAACTGACTTTGGTGAGAAGATATTAAACGCACAAACCCAAGCAGAGGTTGAATATTGGACTAAGCTTAGAGATACCAAGCAACAGATGATTAAGGAATATAGAGAGGCATATGGCGATGAAGCCGCCTCAAAATATTTCGGAACAGATGTTAGTAAGCAAGAAGAATGGAAATCTAATAAAGACTTATATAAAGAGGCTTACGAGTCTGGTAGTGAAGCTTGGAGAACTAAAAAAGCCGAGTTCGAAAGGCAACATTATTTTGACGAAAAAGATAAATATACTGAAAAGAATCCAGACCTCACAGTAGCACAGTATAATGCTGCGACCGCTGTTGATATGGAAGGATTAGGCGAGCAGAGATTATATGACAGAATATTTAGAGGCTCTATCACTAAGTCTGAGATTCAAGACCTATATAACAAGTCAAAATCTGACATTTCTAAGGGCTACTTGCTTAATCTAGCATCTGAGATGCATAAAGCTGGTTATCAGGGATATGCTAGAGGAACTACAAAAGCTGGCGGTGGCTTATCTCTAGTTGGTGAAAACGGCCCAGAACTAAGAGTGCTGAATCAGGGCGATGGTATATTACCTAACAGCATCACAGATAATCTATGGCGATGGGGCTCTATGACTCCTAGTGATATGCTGGCTTCTTTGGCTCAAAAAGCACAGAATTGGGCGCAAACGCTTAATATTAGTAATGTCACATTGCCAAATGTACGTGACGCTCAATCGTTCGTAACAGGACTTAGAGAATTGGCGCAACAATATGTGACAAGACGTAGTTAACATAACATCCTAGTAGGTTGAAATATACCTACTAGGATTATTTAAAAGAGGTGATTTAGTGTTACCTAGTGAAGAATTATTACAATCCATAGACATCTTGGCACAAAATGCGGTCAAAGATGTGGTTAAGATATATACAGCTATAGTAACAGCTATAGCCAATAATGGCACATGCTCAGTTAGAATAAATGGCAAGACGCATAGTAATATAGCATATTATGGGGATGCGCCTAGTGTAAATAAAAGCTATAGGGTATTCTGTCCAAATGGCTCATTAAATCAAGCATTTATTATTACAGAATTTAATTTACCACCATATACAAAAGAGGATACTGGAAAGGTCTTGTCAATAGATTCAGAAGGAAAGCTAATTTGGAAAACATTATAGGAAGGAGGATGAGATATGGCTTTAACAAAACCTAGTTTATATCCAGTAGCCGCATTCGATGCAAGCAAAGAGCAGAAGTTTAAGTTCTACTCACAAGGCGGCTCTCAGGTCACAGGTAACATATTAACAATAAAAAATAATGCAACGTTGGCTCAGGTATATAAACAGACGGTTACATCATTTGCTTATATTCATACATTACCAGCCAACACATTAACCAATGGTGTGCGATATCAGGCAACAATCCAGACCATTGACGCACAGGGCAATATATCAGTTGAATCTGATCCAATTTTATTCTATTGCTATACTCAGCCTACTTTAGCGTTTACCAATATGCCAGCAAGCAATAATATTCCGAACGCATCATTTGAATTTGAGGCACAATATAATCAGGCTGAATCTGAGCCATTGGCGCAATATCAGTTTAATCTATATGACGCTCAGGGTGATTTGGTAGCAACTAGTGGCGTTAAGTATCTACAGAATCAAGCTGTACCAACAACTGTATCTTATATGTTCTCAGGCTTTGAGGATGGGCTTACTTATCAAATTGAGGTAGTTGGGCAGACTGTAGAAGGAACGGTTGTAGAATCAGGCAAGACTAGTATATACATTGTTTACTATGTGCCGCGTGTATACACAACCATGTACCTAACCAATAATTGTCGTGATGGTTACGTAACCATTGAGAATAATATGGTTGGTATTCCGGGTGATTCTAATCCGTATCCTCCTATCTATATTGATGGCAAAGAGGTTGACCTTAGAGCTGATGGCTCATGGGTAGAATGGAAGGACAACTATGAGATAGCTGGCGATTATACCATGGGTATATGGGGACGCGACTTCAATCCTAATTCAACCATCCTAACATTTACTAATGATGATGGAGCAACTGTCACAATATCATATTATGAAACAAATACACAAGCATGGGTTGAACTTGTGGCTATTCATCCAAAATGGCGGCATTATTACAACATCGTATCTAACAAAATAGCCAAGCCAGCTGATACAGAATATCTATTTATCTGGAATCGGCGCATCAACAATGTATATGACTTAAAAATTGAGAATAGAGGTGAGACGGTATGATTGCTGTATTAGGATATAATTTTTGTGCTGATAGAAACGCTATTGACCCTATGCCAACTAACGTCTCACATATTACTAAGACACGCATTGAAAATGGTATATATGACCATTTTAATGTAAGTCAAAATGTAACTAAGCCATATAATCCGGTTATCCCTACTGATTGGGATTGGGAGACATTGATGGATTGCAACTTTGAGAATAATATCTCAGCTGGTAATGTTGACCAAATTGCAAAGGATATTACAGGTTACAGACTAAAGCGGCGCAAAGTGGGCGAATTTGAATGGACAACGATTAAAGAGGAAGAAATCGCCGACTTGTCAGAATTGGCGTTTACATTCACTGATAATTTAGCGCTTAACTTCACCGAATATCAATATGCATATGTGCCTATGATGAGCGGCGTTGAGGGTGATTATATTATAGAACAGATTGCCACTAACTTCAAAGGTGTATTCATTTGTGATCCTGATACTGTATACAAGATGTATTGTGGTGTATCTTATGGCAATAATGACCAAGTACGTCAAGTAGGTGTATTTACCCCATATGGGCGCGAATATCCTATTGTTATTAGCAATGGCTTACAGAATTATCAGACCGGCTCAATCCAAGGCAAGGTGCTACCGGCCGATTTTGAGCAAACTGGCAATATTGATAGACAGGAAATCACAGCTAGAAAGAATACCTTGCTAAAGTTCTTAACGAATGGGAAACCCAAGATAATAAAGGACTGGAATGGTGAGGCTTGGCTCTGCCTTATCACGGGCAATCCCTCAGTATCTTATGATAGCAACTATGGTATGGGTATATGTGATATTAGTGCAAGTTGGACAGAAACAGGTAAACCGGATAATAAGTCTGATTTGTTTATGAATGGGCTTATCCCAACGGAGGCATAACATATGGCATTGAATATCACACAGGATGATTATAATATTCTTAGACAATCATATATTAAGCAATATATTAAGATAGACCTGTTGGATTTCAACATGAACGTCGTAGATGAGCTAAGTGGCAACCTGATTGGATTATCAGTTACAGTTGATGCTAATGCTGATTTGCGGCGTTCATGTGAATGTAGTCTAGTTGTTACGGACAGCTCCTTTGAGATTAAGGCCGGTGGCAAGATTTTTCTTGATAAATATATTCGTCCATGGATAGGCTATTTGAATATCCGTACAGGTAATATCCAGTGGTATAATCAGGGCATATATCTAATCAACGCGCCTAGTTATCAATATGATGCAGCGACACATACTCTATCTTTTTCAGGGCTTGATTTGATGTCCAAATTAACAGGACTAAGAAATGGTGAATTGCCGGGCGTACCAACTAAAATACCTATTGGCTCAGATGTGCGCGGTGCTATAATTGCCGCATTGGAATTAGGCGGGTTTAACAAGTATATAGTTAGTGAATGTAAGAATGTAGATGATGCTATACAAGAAGTACCATATGACATAGAGATAGCACAAGGCGGCACGGTATATGATATCCTCAAAGAGTTATGTGCTATATTACCTCAATATCAGATGTATTTTGATGTAGATGGTGTATTTCACTATGAAACAATTCCAACTGGAGCGAACGACCCGGTATTGATTGATGATGATGTGTGGCAGAATATCCTTATTTCAGAATCAGTAAGCACAGATTTTGAGAATGTCAAGAATTATATAGAGGTATATGGACGAAGCCATGATATTGACCATTTCAGCGATAAGACAACTGTATCAGGCTCAACTGTGACATTGCATATCCCGTCATTAACACCAACTGAAACAGGTGGCTCACCATTACAAGAATGGACAGAAATTGGCTTTGTTCCGCCTAGTGATGTAACAGGTGATATCCAACTTACAATTACAGCTGGTGCTAGTGAAGCAGAGCCTACTACATTAGGAACGTATAAATTTGTTAATAAAGATGGCTCATATGTAAACAAGCTTGAAAAAGACAAATATTATGTTGGACAATTCCAAGCGGACGGCACATTTTTAGACCTAGGACAAGATCAAGCATATGGAATAGCATATGATAATAACCCAGACAGCCCATTTTATGTGGGTGACCCTGTTGGTTCTAGCTCCGTTGGTATTATTAGACATGTGTGCTATAGTGGAGAATATGATAATATCACATCTAATGATTTAGCCAAGCAAAGAGCCGACCTTGAGTTATATTGGAGCTGTCGACTTAATGACAGTATCTCATTAGCTGCTATACCAATTCCTTGGCTTGATGTCAATATTATTATGAACCATGCTATGAAATTGCAAGGCGACCCAAAGAAATATATGATACAATCATATAATGCGCAATATGGTGAATCAAATAGTATGACCGTATCAGCGTCAAGTTGGTATCCATATTATCTTGTAGATGGGACACAAGAGCCAGTTGAGCTAGAATATATTATGTCAACTGGCACACAGTTTATCAGCACGGGCTTTATCCCTAATAATAATACGCGTGTCCAGATGACATTAGCAATACTTAATGATGTTAGCGGATATTTATTTGGCTCACATTATACTAATGAGAAAGAGAAGCAAGAAGACCCCGATACATTCACCTATTATTCATTACAATATGATAAGGGTGTATTTACAATGGGGTATGACCAAGAAAATACCAAGACGTTGACTATAGAGCCAACTTTTAATCGTATTACGGTTGACATGAATAAAAACCAGCTTACTGTCAATGGACAATCTATTCAGTATGATGCAAAAGAATTCAAGATGAAAAATAATATGGCGCTATTGACTTATACTAAAGACGGATTCTTCCAGACTCCCTGTTTGTCATCATTTTTATATTCATGTAAGATATGGGACGATGGTGTATTGATTAGGGATTATATTCCATATCAAAATAAATTGGGCGATGTCGGATTATGGGATAAAGTGCATAGCGTATTTTATGGCAATTTTGGCACGGGTAAATTTATTGCTGGGCCAATTGTTAAAAAAGAATGAGGTGATTAAATGGCAACTAAATTTCCCGGTCAAGTTGATACATTTCCAACCATGCTAGACATTACAGCTGATGATGCTGAGTTGGTCAAGCAGTATCAAGATGCTATGGAGGCTGGTAGCTATGATGTGGCGCAACAGGTGTTATCTCAGATACAAAACGGGCAACAGAAGATTATTTCAGCTGGTCTCATGAATGATGTGCTAGATGGCTTGACAGCTACAGAGCAGTATTTTGGTGATAGATATAGCCCCGGTTATATTGTATCTGAGACAAAACCAACATATCAGCAAGCTACGGATTTTTGGTTTCATGTGACAGGAGCGGCTAATATATGACAAAATATCAAGACCTGCATTTATCTGATGTTGACTTGAATACCCAGTTCAAGCAACATATGTCAATTGGTCAATATGAGGCGGCTCTAGCTATCCTACAGAATGACCAATTGACAGATAAGACAGTAGT